GAAACTCATTTCAAGATTCCCTCGCTGCCACGCTCACCGCCCCCACGCCCGCTTGGCTCCACTCGCTCTCGCCCGGCTCGCCTGACTTCGCGGCTACCGCCACGTTGCCGACCCCCGCCTGACTCCAGTTGCTACCGCCCGGCTCGTCCAACTTCGCAGCTACTTCTGCCTTACCGATCCCCGCCTGACTCCAGTCTGTGTCGCCGGGGAACTTCGGCACGGCCGTTGTCGGCGCCTCGCCAGATAGCCCGACTATCACGTCGGCCCCGATCACATCGAATACGTTTGTCGTCCAGTCGAAGAGCATCGATTAAGTATCCGTCAGAACTGTTATTGTCCTTTGGTCAGCTCCCGTCGCGGTGAACGTCCAAACCAACACGTCGGCGTTCATCTCCGCCTGTGTGAAGCTAATCTTGTAGACGCCGTTGGCTATCTCCGACACGCTGTTGGTAGCACCCGCAAACGCCCCGCCATCCTTGGAGATTTGGGCCGTTACGGTCAATCCCGTAATCGGCGAAAAGTGATCGTCGCTGTCCACCATCAATAATGAGAAGTTCGCCAGGGCCACGTTCTTCGCTACGGCAGATGGCAGGTTATCCGTTTTGGCCTTTACGGCGTCCAGCAGTGCATCCAACCGCCCGCCGTCAATCCAGTCCGTCAGTATGGCCGCACGAACGGCAGTAAGCCGGGCTGCGTTCGTGTTGATCGTATCCAGGATCGCATCAAGACGCCCAGCATCAATCCAATCGGTGAGCACTGCTGCCCGCACGGCCGTTAGGCGATTCGTGTTCGTCAGGTTCGCCGCCAGATCCCCGCCGCCGCTTGCTTCGGTCAGCACGTCGATGGCCTGGATCCGCTGCATCAGGCTGTTGGCTGTGGGACTGGCGGCCATTGCTGAATCAAGGCCCGACACTTCGGTCATTATCCCGCTGGTCTTGCTGCGGTCGTATTCACCGCCAGAAACAATCACTGTCCCACCCGATCCTTGAGCGAGTGCATAGTTATTAGTCCCTTCAGTTCCTACATAGATACATGGATTCCACGCGATACAGGTCGAACTGGCACCAGAAGCGTAAATTCCCTGTTGCTTAAGAGTGGCCCCAGAAACATGAATCGTCGGTTCAACGGCATAGACCGTACCTTGAAGCACCTTTATACCATTGACAAACCGGGCATCAGCGGCACTCGGCCCCAAGCCCAACAGCTTTGGTCGAATCAACCACACAACATGATCACCTGTTTGCAGTACTACCGAATCAAACTCGGTTTCTATGATGACGTCCTCAGCAATTCCCGTACAAGCACTCGCGTGCTTAATATAGTATCCATCTGTTTCGGCCTTCAGCTTAACCCGTCGCAATACTGCGTCCGTAAAGGCAGCATCACCGTTCCCTTCGTGTGCGCCGTACGGAAATTGATATTCGCCAGCGGCAGCGATCCCTTTAATCGTAAGGTCCTCAACCAATGAGTTGCTGCCAGGAGCAACGATTGCGCCCTTGCCGCCCCCAGATGTAGCTGTCGAAGTGATTACAGTTACATCAATCCCAGCACCAATCACTATCACGCCTGCTGGCACAGCTATCTCATTGTCGCCCAACGCAAACGTCCCTGGTCCCAAGATCACCACGTCGTTTGCGCCGGCCGCCTCGATAACCGTCTTGGGCGAGAGCTTAGCCGCCCTAGGCGAGAGGCCATCGTTAGCCGCAAGGCCATCTGTAGCCACGAACCATACTGTGCCCTTTGTTCCATGCTGAATCTGGGCGATGCTCGCAAGGTTGATCGCTGCGTCCGGTTTAATATCCGTGCTTGTCCCGTTATCAGTCCACGACAGATTCCCCCGCGGAACTACGGTCAGGCCCGTGCAGGACGCATCCACGACGAGCTGGCCATTCGTCTCAAGGGACATAACGGTCGTAGCAACGGCGTTGTTGATCTGGATGCCCCCCGAACCGTGCCGCATGTACAAGTTTACGTCTGCAACACTGTTGATGTCCACAATGGGTGTGCCGCTGCCGGCAACCGCAGACCACCAGTTATCAAATGCACAATCATTGCGCAGTGTCAAAGTACCAGCGGCAAGGAGACACCTGCAAGCAGTTATCTCCATTCCGGTGATTGCGGAGAGAACACAGCCTTCGGCTTGGAACCTACCCGTACCGCCTTGGGCACCCGTAATCAACACATTGTAAAAATGGCTGTTGTCTACGTCTTGCGTACCAAGGTCAATTGTATTCGCCATCATCTCCCCGATGCCGACGAACTCATAGTCCGGCATCGCAGCGCCCAGGGTCGCAGACGAATTGTTGACTAGGTAGACGCGGTCGAAACTGAAGCTGTCCGCAATCGTCTTCACAGCGGCAATGGTGCTGACGGGATTGTTCAAGGTGCCGTCTGTGCCGTCTACCGTGTTCGTATTCCCCGCTGCGTCGTTGTAATAGACGCCAGGACCCCGCGGGCCCGCGTAGGCCGGGGCGAATCCCTCCACGCCGTCGTAGAGCGTGTTAAGGTTTGTCACGGCTCCAGCGGCGGGCAGCCGGCTGTCCAAGTTCACCACCGCCGACCCATCCCAATAAAACAACTGGCTACTCCCCAATACGATGTCACCCACCGCCGGGCTGCCCCCTGCCTGCTTGCGGACCACGAACGTGTATCCTCCAGCCGCAGCCGCTGGCATACTGGCCCGGAAGATGCCCGTGGAGGTGGCCTGCTCGGTCATGGCGATGTCGTAGTTGGTCCAACTGCCAGACACGGGAGCCTCGAACGCCGAGCCGTTCCACAATTGGCCCACGGTGTTTTCAAGCTGGGCGTAGAGCGTATCGCCGCTGTTCGCTGCGCTGTGGTAGGTGAGTTCGTTCGCCATTAGTCCGGTTCAGTTCTCTAGTCCAGCAATTCGTCGTCTCTTATAACAACTCGTCCCACGTAAGCGAAACGTTGACTTCCTGGTTCGTGCCGCTGGCGGCCTGGCCCGTCACGGTGAAAAGTTCCCCAGGGAGAAGCCTCGCCCGCAAGGAGGTGAGATCGACGATCTCTGCGTTCTCCTTGCCCAGGACCGTGGTGAGTATCACATTCCCGCCCGACACGCCTGACGCAGAGGTGTCGGTGGCCACCATGGACGTACTCGCGGCCACGTCCGAGAACGACGGGGAGCCCGTCAATGCGGTGTCTACTCGGACTCTGAAAATAACAGGCTTCGTTGACAGCGTGGCCAAGGCAACGAAGAGAGGTGCGATCCTCGCCCTGTTGAGTTTTCCCTGGAACACCCGCTTGTTGCGTATGCTCAATATCGGAAGCTCGGTGTTCCCCAGGTTCGTGATGCCACCCTCCGCGGAATTGAGGAATCCCAGGTCCACGTCCTTGCCCTCCACGAATCCTGCCATGGAGGAGGTCTCCACCACGATGTCGCTCGCGTTGGACGTGTTCCCCGCGAAAACGCACAGGGGAAGCGTAGGATTGTCAATGGACGGTATAGTAGCGGAGTTGGCGTATTCTATCCTGTGGACCAGGACGAACCTCCCCGTCGAGGGGTTCTCGATGGAGAACTCTATGGCCCCGAATCCCAGCCACTGGTAGCGGATCTGAAATACGTTGCCGTTGGTGAACGTCAGGCTCGGCAGCGTCTCCGCCCCGGCCGCCTTGTCCTCGCTCCAACTCGTCTGAGCGACCACAGTCTCCGTTGGGGAGACCCCGGCAACGGTTTCCGCGAAGGCTCCGACAGCCGTGCCCGGCGCTGACAGGGTAAAGGCACCCGCCTTGTCCCCAGAACCAAATGAGATGAATATGACCGTATCCCCCACGGCCTCAGCATTCCATCCGCCACCTACGGCCGAATAATCCTCGACTGCTATCTCCCTGGCCGTCGTCTCCTTCACTCCGCTGTCCGTCACAGTCACATCGGCCTTGGCGTTTCCGTTCAGTGTGATCGTTATGTCCTCGGAAGTCGAAGACGCCGTGGTGATGGTGAGCGTCTGGATCTCGACCGACCCGCCCTGCCGTCTCATCACCCCGAAGGCGGTCCCGTTATATCCGAAGAATAACCCGTCCGCCGCGTCCCCGATGCCCGCGTACTGCGTGGAATTCGCGGCCCCGGCAGTGAAGACAGCCGTGAAGCGGATGAGGGCTCCCTGCCCGGGATTGTACTTGACCTCCCGCCGCGACAGGAGCTGCGCCGACTGGTTCGTCCCGGAGCCTGTCGAGATCCTCGCCTTGTTGGCGGAGAACGTCACGGAGCCCCCGTTGGCGTTGGTGTTGACCAGCCTGGTGTTGATGTTGTACGGGAACTGAAGCTGTACAACCGGCGTAGGCTCGGCAACCTCGGCTTCACCGAAGGCCGACTTTTGGGGCTCAATAAACGGTTGGTAGGACGTTGCTATTGGCATCAAGCTGCTCCTGCAATTTCTCCAGCCCCTCAGCCACTTGCTTTCGAGCGGCTGTCAACTGCAACCAGTATTCACCCGGGCCATAATCGCCATGGGGTTTCCTCAGAGGCCCATTCCAAGGGGGCTCACGAATCGGGGTCCGGGCCTCTTGCGTCGCATGTCCACCTTGACCGCGTTCGGGTTGTTGCCGGCAGGGAAGTTCCACTTCTGATTGTTCCCGGAGTCGGTCGAGTCTATTGCCCAGATCGCCGATCCGGCAGACGCATCCGAATACGCCGCGTCCACGAAGCTCGCGCTGCCGGTGCCAGTCACCGTCAACGTCCAGCCACTCGCCGCAGCCATGTCAAGCTTGTTTCCGGCATCCGTCCCCGTGGCAGAAAACGCACCGCCGACTAGAAATTCGGCATTCGGCAGATTGGCAGCCAGCCCATCGGCGCCAGCAGAGAGTGTGAACGCACCCGTGGTGGTCAGGGTCTTGCTGTTGTAGTCGACCGTGCCATCCGAATGAGTCCAAGACTCGCACGTAAAGTCGTCGGCCAGCGTGAGGGTGCCGCCGGACGAGTTGACAACAATGCCCTCCAGCGTACCCGTGACGTTACCCCAGTCCCAGTTCTGCGCGCCGCCGCCAGAAGCGGTGATCGTGCCTGTACCTTTCGTCCAAGTAGCCGCTCCCTCATCCACCACGTCGCCGGTGATGACCCAGTTCGTTCCCTTGCCGGAACCATCGACTATGATCTCTCCCGTCGAGTCCTTGTCGAAAACCAAGTTCCCGTTGACGGTGATGCTGGTAGGGCCGTTGACATCGTTAGCTAAGGTGAGCGTACCGGCGCCTGTCGTCTCAAGCTCCAGCGAAGCAAACTGATACACACCGGCAGAAGAGAGTTCCAGGACCCTAGCGCTTGCCCCGGTTGAATCGATCTTAACGGCAGACTGATAATCGCCGGGCGCCAAAACGGCACCGGGACTTGGGTTCTGTATCCTGCACATTGCGATGTCGAATGTGCCATCACCGTGGAACGTCGTTATGCCTTCGCCGCTTGCGAGGAAAGGGAGAATAAGCATACCATCGCCGCCCAGCCGGCCGGCAGCGTTAATTATCAAAGTGCTTACCCCACTTACGAAGAACAGCTTGTCGCTATCAACAAGCAGCGTGCCGTCGAGCGTCACTGTGCCATTCGTCTCGGTACTGTTCGTTGAAGTCGCCGTCCCGCCGGTGACCGAAAGGTGCTGAAAGTTATTGGTGACCCCCGTGTCGATTGTGCTAGTGCCGCTGAACGTCACGGTCGAAGTGTCACGGGTCCACGTCCCAGCATGGTTTACTGTAGTCCATTGACCGCCCGCGACCGCAACCGTGGAGTCGCCCAAGTCGAATGTGCTGTTTGCATGACCGGCAATCACTGCCCCACTAGAACCTATCGTAAGCGTCTGCGTGGTATCGCCGAGATCAATCGTACCTTCATAGTCAGCCTCGACGCTTATGCCCGCGATACTCTCGTCGCTGTCCAGCAGGCAGTTGGTGCTCGCCGTCGCACCATCGAACACTGCAACATCACTGCCGCCGGGTTTGGCATCGCCAGCCCAGTTGGTACCGGTGTTCCAGTCTGCGGAATCATCGCCCTCCCAGGTGATGTTCGCTGCCATGCAGACGAAGCACCACAAAGAGAGCAGCACGGTCAGCATAATACGTCGCATTAGTTTGTCTCCGTAGAGTACCGAATCAACTCCGGATGAGGCACCCAGAACCAGTCTTTGTCGTCTAGATCCTCGTCCGTCGAAGTGTCCCTGACATTCTCATGCCGAAATCCACTGCACCCCGGTCCAACATCGACCACCGCCTCGCGGAATCCCAGGGTTGCTATGTTTCTGACCGTTACGTTTTTGCTGTTCCGCAATCGGATGCACGTTGTTGGCGCGTCCCGATCAGCCAAATCAGGAGCCTCCACCCAAAGCCCTACGCCAGGATCAGGTTGCCGGTCTAACTCGATCTGATTCACGTCGTCGTCAATCTGTACGATGCGATATTCACCACCCAGATAGTCGCCAGGGCCTTTGACTCGGACCACATCGCCCACCAATAGTCTGTCCTCGAACTCCGCCCTCAACGTGACGATTCGCCCTTCTGCCTTACACCATTTCATTCGGCATGGGTAAGGCACTGAAGAGGCCTGCACGTTTTCAATTACCGCGCCATTGCAGCCATCCACGTTGATATACGTCTTAGCTTGCTTGCGGTGAGCAGACGACTTCTTCTTGGCCTCGAACCTCAATTGAGTGGCGACGATGTTCCCGCCACTCAATCGCACCAAATCATCATAGCCGGCGTTGTCCTCGATATTCCATTGCTCAATGCGCGTGACTGAACCGTTAATGTCGACAAGAGTTCCGCCGTCGCTACTGTACCAACTAATAGCAATGTCGCGAAACGAGGCCGCGTTAGTCCGAATTGCCCGGATTGCCGTGCCTGTGCCAGCCTGAATCATGACCCGTTTAAATCTCCCAAAATAACAATCAATAGAATCAAGGCCGACTCCCGAAGCTTCCCAAATCAGCAGATCACGCACGTTAATACCTCGTTGAGAGTCAATCAGCAGCCCACCGACTTTCCCCATGCCCATCAGCTCCAGGTTCTCGATTCCCATTATTAACCCATTCGAATTTACTTCGTGCCGTATCAGATACTCCTGTTTGGCTGGTGCTGGCCCCGACCAACTGATAACAGCCCGTCCCTCGCCCCTTATCATGCAGCCATTATTCCCCTGCGGCTTGCCGTTTTCCCAGCCAATCAAAAGCGGAGAGCTGATCCTGTGCCGTCCCGTCCTTACTACAACCTCCGGGGCGTAGTATCCATGCGACTCGGCCTCATCAACCGCAGCCTGGAGGTCATCACCTGGGCAGACGTATATTGGCCCCGGTGCCATGCAGGTGCACAGCAGTAAAATGGTGGACAAGACTTGAACTAGACGTTTCATCGGTCACTCCTTGTTCAAGACGCAAAAAAGTATGCCCCGGCCATGGATAGAAAGGCCAATAATGCCGTAATCATCACGCCCATCTGCCGGCGCATCCATACATTGCCCGGCGTTGTGCTTTCAAGTACCTCGACTCGGGACCTCAAGCCTTTGCCCTTACCGTCATCAGACCCGTTTAGCAGCAAGCGGTGCCGGTGGACCTCGGCTTGAAGAGGTGCCCACTGAGCCTGCATTTCTATTACGGCCTCATGGGTTTCCTTGAGCTGTTTCGATTATTCGGGCGTCATGCGATCCATCCCTCCCTATTGTGATGTTTTCGCCACCAGTTGCGGTGAGCTGGCAGGCAGCGGCCAAGCGGGTTCGTGCGATACCGTCGCTCAGTAGCCGTAGTAAAGGATATTCGCCTTCGCGGTCGCAGTCTCCTGGATTAACTGCACCTTCCGGAGGTCACCGTCATACATCAGCGTGTCGCCCGCCGCGATCACAAGGCCGGTCGTAGCAGTCGGGGCCGTCCCGTCCGGATCGTCGCTCAGCCGGAGGTTCTGGTCCTCCGCCTGGATTAGCGCCGCGTGGCTGTTAGCCGGAATCGTCAGGCTCGTCGCCGCCGAGAGGGACGTGATTTGCTGGTAGCCGCGAGGGAACGGGGGGGCTGGCTGGTTCGTCGAGTCGGCCGCACCGTGCAGTTCAATGCTGGCGGAAAACATCTCCGCAAGCACGATCCCGAACAAGACACCGGCGGCCATCGACCATAGTGATCGCTTCATCGTATCATCTCCTATACTTCGGTGGTTACTTCTGTTTCCCGTCTCCATCCAAGGGCCGCTCCGAGTGACCCGGATTGTGTCCCGGATTGGAGTCTTTATGAGTGCAGACGTCGTATCCCTGTACGCCGAGCATGAGGACCAATGCCCCTATCACCGAGGCGAGCTGGACGCGGAACCACTTAATGTTTCGCTCCCTGTCCTTCCGGGCTTGCTCACTGTCTTTCCGGGCCTCTTCCCTCATCTCAGAGAAGACTTTCTGGTTGCTCTCTAGCAGGGACACCCGTGTGACCATGCCGACACTACTGGAGTTTCCCGGCCGGCCGGAAAGGATCAGGCCGTGGTTACCGACCTCTTCGCGGCACGGTTTGCAGTTACTCTTAATCTCGGCGACATCGCTCTCGATCTTGGCGATGGAGTGGTATAGCCGGCGCTCTCGGTCCGGATTCTCGTGTCCTTGATCTGCATCCGCCACGGCAGTCTCCTTTTATTTCGTGGCGTAACCCGAACCGTTTCCATTGCAGGCGGGGCAGGGCCGCTTCACGAAGCCCCCGCGACGCTTGACGTTGATCATGCCCCTGCCGTGGCAGCGGCGGCACTTCCGCTTGTCTGGTGTCTGCATTTCTCAACCTCCCGTAGTAGCTCTTGGCAGCGGTGCTCGTAGGTGTGATTGGCCATAACGTACTGGCGGGCACCTCGCCCAACCAATTGCCGGTGGTCTACACAGGCCAAGAGGGCACCGACTACGTCACTCAGGCAATCGCCGTCATCGTAGACGCCGTAATACTCGCCAGGGGAACCCGGCAGCCCGGGCGACGCCCGGCGAACCACGCACGCCCCCATGCCGAGGGCGAGCCAGAGTCGGTCGCTCACATATCCATCGAGATCATGGCGCTGGTCGACGCAGAGCGTCACCGCCGCCCGGGACGCCAGCTCCGGCAGTCGCTCCACGGGCACGAACCCAATGGCCCGGACCCCAGGCGGCGCGTCGCCGCCCGGGTGCCCGGCCCACACGATGCTGCGGCGGCATCGGAGAAGACTCTGCACGTCCACCCGCCTCTGCCTGGCCGCTGTCGTGAAGTTGGCGAAGAGGCACACGTCGAACTCGGGCGATGAGCTGTGCCGGCACTCGCCCATCCACGAGGGACAAGCCTGATCGAGCCACCGAGCCTCTACTCCGAGATTGGCGTACTCGGCCAGCAGCCCCCGCTCCTTGACGAACACCAGGTCCATCAGCCGCATCATCCGGAGCGTGTCGGTCGCCTCCCAGGTGGCCGAGGTGGTCCGGTGGCCGAGGTTCGGCTGCTCGCCAAGCTGCAAGCCGGGCTCGGTGGCCATCAAATCAAATACCCACTGCACCCAGGTCGTACGCCTGCCTGACGCCACCTCGGCAACGTCGGCGTAGTTCAGCCCAGCGCACCGCTGCTCGAAGACAACCAGATCGCAGTCCTCGTCTGCCTCGGCCAGCTCGTTAATGCTGTGGGCCTGGCAGACATCGTGCCCGATGGCTGAAAATGCCTTGGAAACCCACTCCATCTTCGGCCACGCCGGTCGCGGCGGGTAGGCGATCGCTATTCGCACGGTGAGCCTCCGTCACGCGGCGTCTTCCTCGGCGCCCGGCCGCCACTTGCCGGCCCGCCACCTGTTCATCTCAGACAACGTCCTCGGGACGTGCGGGTCCATGCTGTAGTAGTCGATCCGCGGGTCGCCCTCGGGCTGCTTGCTGAACTGGCCGGCGACCAGCTTGGCCGTCTTCCGTATCTCCGCCAGCTCGCGCATCCAGTGCCACCAGCTCGCCACCTGCTCTTCGGACAAGTCTTCGTGCACCTGCTCGGGGCAGGCCCGGCTCCCGCGGTGCAGAGCGTCCTTGGTCCTCAGTATCGAGTCGAACTGCTCCAGGGCCGGTTTGTTCTCCGGCTCCTCCAGCGGGTCGAACACGCGGCCACGCCTCCTCGCCACGTCCAGCGCGATGCACTGGCCCGGCATCTCCAGTTGGCAGACCGCGCTCCCGCGCGAGGCGCTCTGCGCCACCAGGCCGGCCGGCGTCCACCGGCCGCGGAACCAGTCCATCAGCGGCGGGAACTCCAGTCGGCTGTTGTGCCCGTCGTCCAGCTCGATCACGATCTCGCCGGACATCGGTTTGGATTTCGACATGACTCCTACCTCCGTTCGTGCTTGCCGCAGCACCTAAAGTGGAAAAGGAAAAGTGGCGGCCGGGCGCCCAGCGTGTGGGCACCCGGACCGCCGGGGGACGCTAATTCCCGTAGCTGGTCGGGCCGTCGGTCATTTTGTTGATCGAGACTCCCAGCGTCGGCTGGCCACCGTACCGCGCGCGGACGATGATTAGCCGCGTGTTTTTCAGCGCGAGGGTCTGGCCCTCGATCACGTTGCGGATCTGGATGCCCAGCCGGCGGTACATCCGGTAGTAGGCCAGGTTCGCGAACGCGATGGACCCATTGGCGATCGAGTCCTGGATCTTGCACGGGTGCTCCAGGATCGTGTACGCCGAGTGGTCCATGCCAAGCAGCCGCCGGGCGTCGGTCGTATGTACAGGCACGCCTCGGGCCTGCCTGTACATGTAGTCCGACGTCACGTAGACGTTCGACCTCGGGTTGCTGGCACGCATCGCCTTTGTCAGGCCGAACGCCAGCTTCTCGAAGTCGCCGAGCGTAAACGGGCCGCCGGTGCTGTTGCTGGAGTTGGACGTGTTGACGCCGGAAGCCGTGAAGATCCCGGTCGGCTCCGTCGTGCCGTCGCCGATGGCGATCTGCTCGTCCAGCCACTCCTTCAGCTTCATGCCGAGCCTCTGCACGATGTACGTGCCGAAGTTGATCGGCGTGTCGCTCTCCCAGTCCAGGCCCAGCTCGATCCCGGCCACGGTGTTGAAGATCGACGTGTCGAGGTTTCCGATCAGGCTGGCCGTGCTGACCAGGCTGAACGCCGAGCCCTCGGTCTGGGAGATGAAGCTCGGGTCGGTCCACGTGCTGCCGTCGACCACGGCACCCCTCACGAGGTTCTGCATGTCGACCAGCGGGGCCAGCTCGCCGAAGAGGATCGGGGCGGCCGAGATCGCCTCGTCGAACACGCGGGGCACCGCGTAGGTGCCGCCGCTGGTCGTGTCGTCGAGGATCGCCTTGCGTTCCGGCGGAGTCAGCTTCCGGTCGTCGACCTCCGTACCGCTCAGGTCGATCCGGGCCTCCTGCCCGCCCATCACCCCGACCACGCCGGTCCACCTCATCTCGTGCAGCGCGTGGAGGACCAGCTTCCGCTCGTGCTCCGTCAGCAGGGCCTCGCAGGCCGTGGGGCCGACGGTGCCGCGCAGCAACTGGAACTTGGCGAACGCCCCGCAGATCGCGAAGTCCGCCTCGCTCGGGGCCTCCATCGCGTGGTTGAACCGCACGGCCGGCTCGCCCGCCAGCGGGTGCCTTTTGCCCGCACCGATGAACTCCGGGCAGACCAGCGACTTGCGCTGGGTCGAGTACTTATCGACCTCGGCCTTCACCCGCGGGTTGCTTCCGCCCATCGCGGCCTTGGCCATGAACGCGGCCGCGAAGTCGGCCCGCTCGCCGTTGCCGTTCTGGTTTTTCTCGGCAAGCATCTTCTCGACTTGCCGCTCGATCTTGCCGTCGATGTCGTCGGCACCTTCGCCGGCGCTCGCCATACTCGTCTCGACGGTCGATTCCAGGGTCGTCTTCGGCGGTCCTGCCTGGATCTTCTCAGCCAGGCTGCCGACCGCGTCGGCCACCTTGCCCAGCCCCGCGATCACCGGGGCATTGGCCTGAGCCAACAGCTTGCCCAGCTCCTCTTTCACGTCCGGGTCCTCCGCCATCAGCTCGGCGTACTTCCTGGCCGTCAGCGTGCCGGCGGAGATCGCCCCAGTGATGGCCGCCTTGTACTCGTCATCGGAGGCGTCGGCGGCCATGTCGAGGTTCTCGACGGCCCACTTCTTTAACGCATCTGTCAGTTCCATTTCGGAACTCCTTTGTGAAAAAGTATCACTGCCGGAGTCGCCTCCGACTCATCTCAGGCGAAACAGCTTCCTCAGCTTCCGGTTGCGTTTCTCCCGCAACCTCGCGTCGATCACTGCCTTGGCCTGCCTCAACTCCTCCTCCGTCGCCGCAGCCGCCAGCCATGCGAGCGTTTGCTTGCATAGTGTTTCCTTTTCGTCCCCGCTTCGCTTACCCGTCGCTTGAGCCCACGCCTCTTCGAGCTTTTCTATTGCAGCGAGCCACCGCTTCGCATCGTCGTCGAGACCGACAGCTAGATGAGCAATAACGACCGACCGCTCCGGCAGGTGTGCCCGTAGATGCGTCATCACCCGTTCCAGTTCGTCGCCGATCCCGTCCACCTGGTTCGCCCTGGCCAGCGCGTTCCGCACCCCGTTCAGGCTCGCCTTGCCCGCGTCGTCACCGGACGCAAAGTGGTGCCCCAGCTTCAGGTCGGCGAACGTCTCGACGGTGCCCGGGTGCCAGGCAAAGTATTTCTTAATATTGCCCTTCTCGGCCGCCGACAGGTCGCCCCAGTCTTTGTCGGTGAAGTCGCTCAGCTTCAGCTTGCTCCACGTGCCCTCGGTGCCGTCGCCCGATCCGCCGGACGGGTTGCCGGGGACCGTCTTCTCTGTCTTGTTTCCGAAAGCGAACACCTTGGCCGGTATCAACGCGCCGAATTGCCCCGGGAAACCTGAGCGGTTCGGCTTGTAGCGGCTGCCCTCAAGCTGCACGCCCGTGATTAGCTCCCGTTGCTCTTCGATCTTGTCGATGGCTTTCAGCAACGCCTCGCCGATCGAAAGCGAGTCCTCGTCTCGCAGCGTCTTGGCGTACTCGGCCAGCTCGAAGATGTGGGCCCCGCTGTAGCCGTCCGTCTTCCCAACCGCCCTCTTCCGATCCTTCCCCGGCGCTTCCGGCAGCCACGCGGCGAGCATCTCGCCCCTGACTTTCCCGTCCGGCAGGTCGAACAGCAACACGTCGTGGAACCGCCCGGGGCGGTCGATCAGCGCGTCCGGGATCAGCTCCGGGTAGTTCGTCGTTAGCAGCGTGAGCACGCCCGATGACCGGTTCATGCCGTCCATCTCGCTCTTCAGCAACTCCTCCGTCCCGCCCCCATTGATCCAGTTGTCCACATCCTCGAAGCAGATGACCGAGGGGGCCAGCTCCCGGGCCAGATCGAACGAGTGAGTGAAGGCTCCGAACGCCCCAACGTTCCAGAAGTCCCTCGCCGCCACCCAGATGAACGTCGCGTCGGCGAGGTTCCGGACGATGCGAGCCGACAGCGTCTTGCCGGTTCCCGGCGGGCCCATCAGGATCATGCCGCGGTTGGACGCGGCCGCCCGCTTCTCGTTGACCGCCTCCACGGCGCGCATGACCGGCCGCTTGTTACGATCGGGAAGGAACAGCCCGTCCCATCGCTCGCCGGTCTTCGGTAGGAAGCCACCTGTCAAGCTGAACGCCTGCCCCTTGAGAAAGTTGTTCACCCGCGACCACTCCCACGTCTTGCCGATCACCTCGCGTGCGAACTGCTTGGCCGCCTCGTTGTCGGACGTGTAGAATATCACCTCCAGCATGCCGTAGTACGGCTCGAAGCCGAGTACGAACTTGCGGTCCGGCCCGCAGCGGAACTGCAAGCCTTGAACCAGGAAGTCATCGGCCTTGTCTGGGGTGAGCTGGATGATCTCATACTTCGGCGGCAGCTCCTCGCCGCCGCTTGAAATGTGGCGGGTGTCCTCGACGCTGTAGTCGGCCAGCACCTCACGCAGCCCCGTCAGCCACGAGCCGATCCGCGCCTTCGGAACCTTGGTGTGCACCCAGAACAGGTGCTTGACCTGGCAGCCGATGTAGCGGCTCGCCCAGTCGTACTCCAGCTTGGCCGGCTCCAGGTGCTCCCGCCAAACGTCAAACGTCGAGCCGGCTGATTTATTGAAGGGGATCAATGCGGTTTTTCTTTTGCATACTTCCGGCGTATGGTCTTCGCACCACTGGTGACGCATGTTTGTGGTTGTCACTGCCGGGGCATCGCACAGTTCGCACGTCTCCACGCCGTCTTCAGTCAGCCTCTTACTTGACTTGCCTGCCGGATACTGAAGTGACTGAGGCTCTGCTTCTTTCGCCGGGTCAACCACATCAGATGATCGCACCGCGGTTGCTGGCCACCGAAACGCGGGCGGCGTCTGGTCGCAATCGGACGGGTCGGGGGCGGGAGAGTCGCAGCAGTTGCATTGATGGTGCGGAGCCTGCCTGGCCGAAGTGTTGTGACAGATCAGGCAACGGTCGGGTGCGAAGCCTCTGCCGATCACGGGCCTCGCCTCATAGACGCTCTTCAGCCAGCCCTTCACTCTGTCGTCGTGGAAGCCCTTCTCCCCCAGCAGGTTCCACGCCTCGATGATCGCACCGCGGTTGCTGGCCACCGACACCACGGACCGCTCCATGATCTCGTACTCCATGATGTGCCAGCCCACGGCCTCGTCTTCGTCGTCGGCCTTCTTCGGCGTGCGCTCTTCGTACTTCGTCGGCAGGAAGCCGTGCGACATTCGCCGGAGCACCTGGAACTCGATCATCTGGGCCACGTCCCGGCCGAAGGGGAAGTCCATAATGGCCGACTGCTCTGCGAGCCGCTTGCTGTTCTGCTTGAGGATCTTCAGCGGCTTGCCGATCGGCTGCAACGTGACGTGGTTGAACAGCAACGGCCCGAGCATATCGACCGTCGCCCCCTTCGGCTCCAGCACGTCGAAGTCCCGGTCCTCGTCAATCGTCGTCAGCGTGTAGTCGAACGCGAGGACGAACCCCTCGATGTTCGCCGGCTTCTTCGCACGCTTGACCGGCAGCAACGGCATATTCCGGCCGAGCCGGTCGCGGCCCTCCTCCCCTAGCACACTCCACGACAGCGCCTCGATAGTCGCTTCCCGCTCGCAGTAAGTGAGGGTGTCGGCGGCCTTCTCCATGACCGCCTGCCACTCATCGAGTGAAACGTCGAACAGGTTCGGTGGCGTCGCATCAAGGTAGCTCTTCGCCGTGCCGATACCCCACCGCCCGTCCGGCCTCCGGCTCCGTAGGCTGTCCAGGATCGGGGCAGCCGCGTCCACCGTTTCGACTGTCGCCATGTCTCGCTCCCGGCAAAGAAAAAGGCCCGCAACCTCGAAAGGTCGCGGGCCCGGTTGTTCCGATACCCGATTGTGATTCAAGTGGCCGGCTCAGGAATTGCACCTGAATTCCCAGCGTATGAAACTGAGGAGGCGACTACGCCTTCCCGCCGGCTTCAGCTTAGCTCCCGTGCTCCTAATAATTGGAGTTGTTGCACCGTCATCTCGCTGACTTGCTGTGGTGTCCAGCCGTAGTGCATGCCGACAAAACGGACTAGCGGTATCAGCTCGCCGTGCAGGATGGGTGCGTTGACCAACTCGTCAAGCGCGACGGGCACCACGTACCCACCGGCACCTCCGCCGCTAGCGATTCCGAGCGGCAACGGCGAGAATACCACAGCCGCCAAGCCGACCATAGTTCGGAGAAAGCCCCGTCGCTTCATCTTTCCGTCCTCTCCACCTTCTCCCTCACCAGTGTGATCTGCCCAGCCTCCCAGAGCACCTCGACCACCGACCGGCCGAAGAAGTCCCGCCCAGCGATCCGCTGTATCTGGTCCCTCAGGTTCGCCACCGCCCGGCCTGCCCGGAACTCCGTCTCGTCAAGCAGCCTGTTCTTCGGCGGCCCCAGGTCGATCATTAGTCTACACCCCCGGGCGGGGGCTGTCAACAGCGACTTTCGGCCAGCGCGACTCGTCAACTAAGTGCCCGAAGTGCTTGTCACGTATCTGCTGGGCCTCCTCAATCGTGTCGCACAGGTACATTGTGCACGAATAGGCGTTGCCGCCCATGTATTTTGCCACCACGCCCGGCTGAGGCTCGTCCGTCTCACGGTTGTATGCTTCCCCAGTGGCCTCGATCCATGACGCTTGATCGAGATTCACGATCGATCCGTCCACCGCTCTCATCCAGTTGGCCATAATTACTCCACTACGGCGACCGAATCGCACCGGCAGTGGGCTCTTTCCTTCGCCGGCAGCGAGTGGTGCCCCGGGTAGGGTGCCTTGTAGCCGCCGAAGTCGTAATCCTCGTTGATCGGGATCGGCCCCACGTCTGCCACGGCTCGGTGGGTGTCGCGGAGGTACTGGTCGTTTATCACCAGCAGTTCCTTCTCCCCTACCACCCCATCGGCCCGCAACTCCTCCAACTGAGCCTGCGTACCCGCCCCGAAGGCACCAGTTGTTTCTGTTCTTGCGATCAGCAGCGCCCTCGCCCGGCTCGCGTCGCTCCCCAGCACCGCGTTGCTGCCGAACTTCGTGCCCGGCGGGAACACCCCCAGGTCGACCACCGGCACTGTCGGGGCGTCGCCTATCCTTGCCGCCAAGTGGTGCAGCGACTCGCCGTTCGCCATGCCCTCCGATAGCGTGGAAGACAACGCCGCCCGCGTCGTCTGCTGCACGTCGGGCCAGTAGGGCCGTGACAGCAGCGTGTTCAACTCGGCGTCGATCGCCCCGCGAACCGCCGGCGTCAACTGTGCTATCAGTTCCTCCGGCCCCTGCTTGCGGCTCTTGATCTCGTTTAGCGTTCTCACGGCGGCGAAGTAAGCGGACCGCTGTAGGTACGGCCGGCTCGCGTCGATCAACTTCTCCTCCCACTCGTCCGGGTTGAAGATCAGCTCGCTCAGCCCCTCCGGCGACCGTACTGCCTTATCCAATTCGCCGAGCACCTCGTATAGCTTCGCCGTCACCGCGTCCCGCTGCTCTAAGAACAGTGCATGTACCGCGTCCAGCAGCCGGTCCTCGTGCCGGCCGTGCGCCTTTAGCCACGCCTTCACCCGCTCGTCGCGGTCGAGAACTTCGGCGATGTCCGGGAGCCCCTCGATCCGTTTGGCCGCCGGGCCCGTCGACAGCATCGGAATCAGAGTAGGCGGGGCAGCCACCTCATCCCCGCCGTTCATCGGATCGAGCCCCAGATGTGTCAGGGTCGAGCGGACCTCATCCTTCGTCACCGAGCCGTACTTCGCCGCCAGGTCGAGGTCCCTCCTCCGCTCGTCCCGGTCGTCAGGCTGGTACGACTCGATCCACACCTTTAGCCGCTCGCCCTCGCCGGCCACGATCGGGGCCAGTCCCCGGGTCAGCACCTCGCTGATCAGCTCGATCTTCGGATTTACCGTTTGGTCCGCGAAGTGCCTTCGGGCCACGTAGCTCGATGCCCGGTTCACCCCCTCGACCTCGCCCGCGATCACCGGGTTCGTGCCGTGCCCCTGGAAGATGCGCGCCTTCGTGACCTTGCCGCTCCCGGTGAAGTCCATCTCGTTCGGCTTGTTCGACAGCGGGATGACGTTCTGGATCAGCCTGTCGAGGATGAGCGGCAGCCCGTGCTGGGCCGTCTGGGAATACATCTTCTTGAATTCGGTGTAGAGCTGCTGCCGCTGCCAATGCTCCAGCATAGGGCGGCCCATGTTCTCGCCGTCCTCCGTCACGTCGCCGACGACCAGGGCATGCTTCGGGAACGGCGCGTTGCGGAACGTGTTGGCCTGCGCGTCCTGCATCGCCTCATCCGCCGACATCGCCCTCGACTGCGTCATGGCCGGCGAGGTGCACCCGAGCGGGTCCGCAAGGTCAGGATAGTGGAAGTAGACGACTTCGTTGTTCGGAATCTCTTCCGGCTCGCCCTGCCCGCCGGGAGTGATCGACCACGCCGCGAACGGCTGGCCGTCCCTGTGAATAGGCTCGAACCACGGCGACGGCACCGGCCAGATCACCGGACCCTCTTTTCCGGCCACTACCCACCACAAGTGCTCGCCGGCAATCTCCAGCGACGCGGCCAGGATGTACAGCAGGTGCCACGAGGTCATCACCGGGTTCGGGCGCGCAATCGCGTCAAGCAGCGGGTGCGTCTCGTACTGCTCGACCTCGGTCTGCTTCAGCCAGCTCGGCAGCAACCCCTTCGTGGCCAGCCTGCCCGACCGCGGCTTCTCCGCCGGGCCCAGTTCCCGCCCAACCCTCACCGGTTGCCCGGCGATCGTCTGGGCTATCGGGCGGATCGCCGCGTAGGTCCAGCCGCGGTAGTGAGAGTACATCTCCCGATCGGCAGCCCCCTCGCCGAACAGCCCAGTCGAGAGCTGGGACTCGCCGAGCACCACGCCGCCGCCGGCCAGCATCGACTGCCTTGACGGGTCGGCCGCCCGGTACCGGGAGACCAGCGCCTCGGTCCGCTCCCGACTCGCCATCGCCATCTCGGCTATTGCACTCACGGGCTCACTTCCCACTGGTACTACGTGCGAAGCCCGACACCATCATGGCAGCGTGTTCGGCAAGAATGCCTTTCCCTACGAGCGACTGATAAAGTCTCGCGAGCAAGGTCGCCAAGTCGTCTGTTAGTGCCAGACCCTCATCTGTGTTTGCCAGTCTGTCCAAAACCTTCCCCAGTTCAGGAACCACTTCTTCGAGCATCACCTCGTCCTCCTATGTACGTTGTTAGTCCCCTTTCCCGGCGATCCGCCTAGCCGCCTCCGCGGTGTCTGCTTCGTACAGGGCGCGGATTCGCTCGTTCGAGGCCGTCAGCACCTTCAGCTCCTCCTGCTTGGCGTCCGCCGCCTGCTCCGCCAGCGTGGCCCTCCCTTCGGCGGCCCTCGCCCGTGCCTCCGCCTCGGCCCGCGCCTCGTCCAGGGCAGACTCCAGCCGGGCAACCTGCCGGGCCAGACGCCGCTCCCCGGACGAGGCCCGGTACCGGTTCAGCCACCGCAGCATCGGTTCCAGTACCCGCCACATAAGATATAATGTAGCCCCGCGTCCAAGCTGAGGCAAGACGAACTGGGCGGGCGGGCCAGTGAGGGCCGAAACAGGTGGGTTTAATTAGAGGGAATTTAGCGACGCAACCCCATGCGGTGCAACGACTTGACTGGGGGGTATTTTAGAAATACCCCCCCTCCGCGTCGCAGTCAGGCTCGTTCAACCCAGCCGCGATGTTCCAGGCAGTGGAGTTCACCCCTTACCGCTAAGGGCAAGTACCCCAATACCTCGGCCAACTCACCCAGCGTGGCCCCGCCCTCGCTCACCGTCAGGGCCCGAAGTGCGCCGAGCACGACGAAACCAGAGTGGTCCAAACCGTCCACCCCGCCTGGTTCGATGGCCCCTAGACAGTTCGACTCCGCGTTCGCATACGGCCAGCCTGCCCTTGTCTGCCATCGATCGTGGAGAACAACCCCTAGCTCGGCTCGCTGGCGTGCTGCTTGGCAATTGCTAACGACTAATGCCTCAGCTTTGTTCCATGTATTTGTCTCCGTACCTTCGTGCACGTCAGCCATCGCCCAAACTTCCTCGCGGACCTCTTCGAGCTTCAGCCCCAGGTTCATCAGCACTTGGGCGGCCACGCCCTCCGTTTCGGCGAGCAGCCCTATTAAGAGATGCCCTGCTTTCACGCGATGGCGATTATGGTCACAGGCTGCCCCTGCTATAGCGATGACAGACTTCGCCCGCGGCGTGAGCGGTACATGCTCTGGCAGGCGGATCACAGAGGGGCCTGCCGGTATCAGCTTCTCCGTCTCCAGCCGGATTGTTCGTAGATCGACCCCAAGGGTTTTCAGCACCTGGCCCGCCTGACCGTCGCTATCCGTAATCAGTCCCAGCAGGATGTGCTCAGTCCCGATGAACTCATGATTGAACCGCTGTGCTTCCTTCTTAGCTGACTGCATGACAGCCCTCGCTTCATCAGTAAATCGCTCATACATTCGTAATCTCCTTTCGTGCACCCCGGGAAACCATGCCGCAAGTACCGCCGCAGCAATAACTTCCGACACAACGTAATAATTCATTAAGTGCTCACTCGCCCCAGAAGTCGTCCTGCGTCCACGGCCGGTCGCCCCTGCCTGGTTCCGTCGCCGGTCCGAATATCCGCTCGACAAGGTCCGACCGCTCCGGCTCATCGCCGCCGGGCTCCTCCTCTGTTAGAACCAGCGACCGCGATACGGTGGGCGTCCCAGTACCGCCGCGCATCGCCCAGACTGCCAGGGCGGCCGCGTCCGACCGGTCCGGCGAGTGCCCCAGGATCTCCCGCAAAGTCTGCTCCTTCGACTCCGGCGCCCGCTTGGACTTCGGCGGCAGGTACATCTTCCCCTCGCGGTCGTACAGCTTGGGGATCATCGGCAGCTCGTCGGCCAGAGCCTGGCACTGCTCCCCCACCGGCCCCGTCGCCGGCATGGCGAAGCACACCTCCCAGCGGCCGGGCTTCCCGTCGTCGCCTTCAAGCCGCCGCCACTTCGTCGGGTTGCACGCCTCGGCCAGCAGCCCGTACAGCTCCGATCGGCGTTTGGTGTACTGCCGCCTCCTGCTCTTCGACGGGGCCGCCCCGAAGTCCACAAGCTGCACGACCTTGCCCTCCCGCCTCAGCGGGTCGCCGATCGCGTCCTGCCCGCCCCCGCCCGCGTCCACCGCCACCCGGCCGGGCGAAATGCCGTGCTCCTGCATTAAATCCTGCGTCAGTTCCAGCATCTTCACCGTATCCGGCTGGCCGTATTCCTTGTCCTTGGCAGCCTCCGGGTCCATCGCCCGCACGTCCACCGTCCCCAGGGCGTCGATCACCCACCACACGGCTAGATCGCCGCGGCCGTGCGAGGCGTCGACGCCCATCCACCGGGCCAAGTTCTCCCGCCGCCACTTCGGGTCGATCTCGTCCCACGCCAGGAACGACCGGTCAAGCCAGACCCGCGGCACCACCACCCGCGTCTCGTCACCCTCCGGCAGCCGCCCCCGCAGCCGCGTCGTGATGTTGTAGTCGTCCCACTCGTCGTTGTATGCCAGCCAGGACGGATAGGACATGATCCCCGGTATCGGCGGCGACGGCAGCGGGCCCTTCCGTCCCAGCCGATCCCACTTCATCCCTGTGGCCACGTTCGGCGTTCGGATGCCATCGATGTGGATCACGTACCACCGCCACCGACCGGGATGCAAGGGGTCGCACTGACTGCCCGCCCGGATCATCCGGGCGAACTGCCCGGCCAAGTTCAACGGGTTGCCGAGTACCAGTATCACGTGGGCCTGCCCCTTCAGGGCGTCGATGAACTTGTCGGAAATACCGGAGCACTCGTCCAGTAGGATAAACACTGTCGGCCCGCCGTCCGGTAGGGGCGGAAGGTGTATCCCGTGCATCCCCTCTACGTCTTTCGCTACGCGAAGCCGTACCCAGTCGTTGCCGTGGGGCTGCCCCTTCTCGTCGAGCCGCCGAAGCTCCATGTGAATTACGTCGATGCCCAACAGTTCCTTGACCGTGACGGGCTCGCCGTCCGGCCGCGTGATCTTCTCCCCGTCCGCTCCGGCCGCCTGTTGCCGAAGTGCCGAGTCGATCTCACCCCACAATGAGTCCCGTAGCTGCGGGGCCGTGATCGACGTGGCCACGACCTTGCAGGGGAACCGCGTGGCGTAGAACCACAGGATCAGCCGCGCCGCGATGAAGCCCTTGCCCGTCTCGATCGCCGAATGCACGATCGTCCCGTAGTTCCCGGCGACCGACTCGGCTATCTCCTGCTGCTTCTTCCAGAGCTTGACCCCGGGCCAGAGCCGCCGCATGAACTCGACGGGCTTGTCGCGGAATGAAGAGAGAGCCGCCGCGAGCTGCTGCACGCCTTCAGTCGCCATCGTCCACCCGGATGCTGCGCTTGGTGTTCAGGAAGTCGGCGTGCTTCTCCGGCTGGGGTTGCTCTACTTCGGGTGTCTCGTCAACTGGTTCGGCCATCATGGACTCCAATGATGGAGCGGCCGCCGCGATCTGCTGAAACAGTGCCGCCGCTTCCGCTGTGGAAACGCCGCACTTCCCCATGGCACCGGCGAATTTCCCCATCGCTGCACCGACCTTAGACATTTTTGGCGGCGGGGGCGGTGGTGGCGGAGGGGCTGGCGGGGGCGATGTTTTCGGGGGCTGAAACCTCGCCGGCACTTCTGCCGTATAAACCTGAGGTGCCCCCAGTGCAGGTCTCAGATACCATTCCCATCCGTTGCGACCCATCACTTAACCTCCGGTGGATGGTACTCGACAAGCCTAAACCACAGGTCGTGGGGATCGCCGTCGTACTGTAAGGTGGTGCCATCCCACAGCATGAAGCCCTCGCCCTCGTCCGTGTCCCGCCAGCGAATGTCCCAGCGGCGAGCAGTGACCAGCATGAGTTCCACGTCCTCGATGTCCTTGGTCGCGATGGGAGGCTGCGCCGACCAGCCTCGCTCATCTTGCTCAACCGCGGAATACGGCACCAGCTCGATCCCCGGCCCATGCGAGTCCCACTGCCAGACGAACGGCCGCGTCGTTGTTGCCCTGCCAACAGCAAAGCCTGTCCCGAAGATGCCCGCAATGGCAACCACCCACACGACCGCCAGTAATAAATAGAGTCTGTTCATCTCGCGTCCCCTTTCTACAGGTCCTCGAAACCGTCGCCGTTCCCACCCGGGGCCGGCAGTGACTTGACCTCGATCACGTGCTCCTCGCCGTCCTCGCCGACCACCGTCGCGGGCTCGGATGGGGCTTGCAGCAACAGTTGGAATAGGTTGATCGGCTGGCCGTCCTTCCCGCCGACCTCGTGCGTCTGCTTATCCAGCCCGAACAGCCGCATCCGCTTCTCGACGGCCCTCAGCGCCACGTCAAGGTGTCGGGGGTCGCCGTCCCGCTTCCGGACCTCAGTCTCCTCCACGGTGTCGATCAACTTGCCCTTGATCGGGTTGCCGTCCTCGCCGATCGTCGGCGGGCCCGCCCGCTTCTTCGCCCGCCTCCGCTCCTGGTCCACCTTCGACCGCTCCCATGCCGCGTACGCTTCCCTCTGCACCAGCTTGAGCTGCGAGTTGATCTCTGCCGTCAGGTCGGCGACCGCCTGCGTCGAGTCCTCCCGCCACTGCGCGAGTGCCTCGTGGTATCGACGCCACGCCCACTGCACGGCCCGGCCGCGTCGGGCAGCTATCTCTCGGAAGGTCAGGCCCTGCCGATGCAACTCCGCCACCTCGGCAATGTCCTTCTGCCGCTGGGCACTCGCTACCGATCGCTTATGCTTCCACTCGTCGGCCATTTCCGATTCCCTATGCGTGTTCCAGATGCCCCCTCGGCCGCGGTATCACGGCTCAGTCCTCCCGCGTCCAGTATAGCCGAAGTGACCGGTGGCTGCAATACATTCGTCCCTCGCGTCCGTTCACTTTTCAGCTTCCAGTATCCGTTGCCCGATCCACTGTGCCACTTGGGGCACTACGCTGCGGCCTGTCGCTGGCGGCCAGCAATTCGCATCGCCAGCGCACATTTAGGCGAGCAGCATTTGTGTCGCTTGCGCTTTCGCGGGTTGACAGTGAATACCCGTCCGCAATTCGCACATGCCTTGACATCTGGGTACACCTGCTTGTGCAGCCGCATGTGGCGATTGCATGTCAATACCTCAAGATTCTCCAGACGATTGTCGAGCGGGTCTCCGTTCTTGTGGTGAACATGCTCGTCTGATCTGAGCAAGCGGCCGAGATGTTGCTCCATAATCCACCGATGGGCACGCACCTTTTTCCCGTTCCGATGTATCAATCGTGTCCGTGTGTGTGGGCTAAGTGCCATTTCAGTATCCTTTCTCCGATGTATTGTGCTACGAAAGGAACCACCGCATTACCTAAGCATCTAAGTCTGTCCACCCGATTCTTCTGCCCCTTCACTGTTCTTGGGATTCCACACTCCCATCCTCCACATCCGTCCAATCCGCTGGAAAGCCCATGAGGATGGATACCCAGTCTGCATTGAGTGCCCCACGAATGACTTCCTTTAGCAGAAAAGCACCTTGACGCCCTGGTGGCTTGGTATACGCCGCCCCTCCCATCGCATCGCTCTTGCAGGGCGTCGGCCACCTCCGAATCGCCTTGCCGAACTCCCCGTCCCCCTGCCCCTGATTCGCACTCAGACCGTAGGGGGTCGGAAACATCCCGCGTGCCTTTGCCGCCTTTCTGCTGTTGCTCCCACCATCCATCACTGACCCCCCTCCCGGCTTGTGAACTGGCGTTGGCCACAATGAACACCCTGTCCCTGATATGCGGGGCACCAAGGGCGGCAGCCGGTATGCAATCCCATCGGACACGATACCCGAGCGAGGCCAAGTCTCGCACCACTCTTCCGAAGAGGGCTCCTCTGGCCCCGCGAACATCTCTTGCTGAGAGTAGCCCTGGGACGTTTTCAGCCAGCACCCATGTTGGTCGGAGTATCGCGCAAACTCGACGCATTTCGTCCCACAGCCAACGCTCATCATCTTCGCCCCGTCGTTTTCCGGCAGAAGAGACAGGCTGGCAGGGGAAGCCACCGCAGATGAGATCGGCGCGCCATGCAGAAGTACCTTGCGATAGTGGCGACATCCCGATCCTCGACTCATCATGCTCGGGCAGTGCTGATTCTGTTTGCTTGTCGGCGTCGGGAGGAAACGTGGCAACGTCTCCCCACCGCCTGACAGCAGGCCAATGCTTTTCAAGAACTCTCGTCGCGTAGCTATCATTCTCCACCTGCCAGACGGTCTCGAAGCCGCCGGTCATTTCCAAGCCGAGCTCGATTCCGCCTATCCCGGCGAACAAACTGCCGACTGTGAGCTTTCGCATGCCTCGCGTCCGTTCAATCAAGATTCCTTGCCGAGCAAACTCGCTGCCGGTATTCCCAGGCCAGCAACGAGGCGTCGGATCACCGAAAGTGTGAGTCGCCGCTTGCCGGAGAGCACTTCTGAAACCTTGCTGCGACTGCCAAAATATGGCACCAAATCCGCCTGCTTGAGCCCTTGCTGTTCCATACGGAACTTGATGGCCGCGATCGGGTCAGGAGCGGAAATCGCACAGTGTCGGGCCTCGTAATCCTGCACCAAGACGGAGAGCACTTCGAGTTCCTCGTCGAGTGCCATCAGTGCTCGTATCCGGCCCAGCGCAGCACGATAGTCGGCGTCAGTCTTAATTGGCTTGATGTCCATCACTTCGTCCCTCGCGTCTGTTCACTTTTCAGCTTCCAAAATCCGCTGTCCTGTCCACTGGGCCACCGGCAGGCACTACGGCGTTCCCGAGGCATCTTTACAAAGCGGTATTGTGGTGAAACTGCAATGTAGCGCGAGGCAACCGGGGCACTTTTTCCCGCTGCCCGACAACGACCAAACGTAGGCAACGACCTTCGTGCCGCAAAACGGGCAAGTGATCTTACGGCGAAGCTGCGTCGGCCTCCCCATAATGTCGCAGTCCGCGAACAACGACTCTGCCTCGTAATCCCGCATCCGGGATGCATCATATTTACTCATTGTCTTCCCCTGATCTAATTCCACCGATGCCAGCGAACAGGCTGCCGACTGTGAGCTTTCGCATCCCTCGCGTCCGTTCAGTGAGCTTTCTGGGCGGCTTCAGTGACCTTGTGCATGGCACCGATGACGGCACACATCGACGCTGGGATGAACATCGGGGGCTCATCCTCGGAGCGAGCTTTGACGTGTCGCTGTAGATCAGCAATGCCGCCTCGCAGTTCGTTCACGATGCCTTGCAGCTGCTCGATCTCAGCCCATGCCTCCCGTTGCTCCGTAGAATCAGCACAACCGAGCGACAACGATTCTTGCCATTTCATCATTCACCTCTTGCCTCTGTAGCCTTGCGGACCCATTCCGGCCGGCGTAGAGTCTGTAGCCGAAAGACTTGGCAATCGTCACGGCAGCCGCAGTCACAATCAGGCTGACAGCACGTACAGCCACGTCCGCCAGCACATTGGCCTGGTGATCGCCGCACGATTTCATCACGCTCCTGTCGGCGTAACATCACTTACCTCTGCGTTGGCGGTTTCCCAAGGCCGATCTGGCCTCAGCATCAAGTTCGGTGTAACAGTAGTCTCGTACAAACCCCGATAGTTCGTGAAAATCAACCGACCATCGCCCAGAATACGCAAGCTGAATTCAGACTGCCCATTGCGTGAAACCAGGATATTGGCAATGGGGCCTGAGACACACAAATCTTGACCGCCGTCTCCCCAGCCCCTGCACTCCACAGGACCTTTAGCCAACAAGGGACCCGTAGCCGTAAGGACTATTTCCAACTCTTTTTGTGACATAATCACTCACCTCCCGCCTTTGCGGCCCATGTAGCTGCGACTTCCGCAGTAAAAAGGGCCGAACTTGGACATACCCCTCTTCGCTTGAAGTCTCGTTTGAGCTGCGCAACTTTCTTCCGGTTAGGTAGGGCCTCCACGATAGCTGCACCTAGTGGCGTGATCTGGTGGCGGGTTTGATCTTGGTTCCGGTTGAAATTAAAGTTTCTATTTGCCATCACTCACCTCCCGCCTCTTGGGCAGTCTTGTGATAACCTCGCGCCTTCATTTTGCGGGCCATCGTCGCCATTTCCTTGGCTTCGCGTCTATCGCCGCACAGGCGGCAATCATCTTAACCGCGTCTAGGTACTCTTTGCCTGCCCAGACGTTATCAACGAAATATCCCTTTTCGTCTCGGTCGGCATCATAACCATAAGCAATTCGTGATGGCGTATGGCCACCCTCGTGAATTGCCACGTCGCGTTCCCGTCGCAGCCGCTCGACCTCGGCCATCAGTACACGACCAGCTTCTACAGGCCGAACAACATCGCTGTAAGCTACAGCACGATCAGGCATATCCGCCTGGACTATCGCTTTCGCTTCGTCAACATTCATCATCCCCTCCCGCCTTGGCGTCAGAGGCTTGTGTCTGCTGTCTCAACCAATCAGGCCAAACGCGGTCCAGGATAAAACGGAGTGGCTTAGATTCATCCCGGCCTAACCAAGAATTCCGGTTCAGTAACGCCAAGGCCGCTTGCATTTGCTCTACGGACGTGTCTTCGTCACGAACGTGAATCGTTGCGATAGCCAAGCCAGCCAGGGCAGCTTCCCGCAGCCGCTCGATCTCGTGTGCCGCCCTTTCGAGCATGGCGGCCTCAGTTGGGCACCCATCCGTAACTGCACACGTCGCTATGGTCCGTAAATCTTCAGGTATTTCAGTCATCATCACCTCCCGCCTTGGCGGTTTCTGTGATCTTGTTTTGGCACTCGCTGCATAAGTGGCCGCACGGGTAATACTCGATATGCAGTGTTTCCGGCACGCTGCCAATCCATGTGAGGGCCGATTGTATTAAGTGCATTTCAATCATGCCATCGGCATAGTACGGTCGGCGCCCAATCTGGTACACGCCCTTCCGCCACTCCGGCATCTCGTCGTATGCGTCCTCAATCACCAGCATCTTGTGCTGTACGTCCACGTTGTCGCTCTCTTTACACCAACAACAACTAAACTCGAAGTGCTCACGGTAGCACTCGCTGCACATCGCCTCATCGGTATCAGGGTTGCGGTACGGATCGGCCTGCTCATCAGGATCAGTGATGACGTGTCCGCAGTAGTGGCACGACAGGGCAGGTTTGAGAACATTAGTTTCGGCCATCACTCACCTCCCGGCTTGGCGGCTATCGTTCCAACGCATCTTCTTTATCTGTGCGAATCCTAGCAGCCTCGATTGCAGCGAGTTTGCTCCGTAGCCGCTCGATCTCGGCCTCCAATCGCTTCTGGGTATCTACCGGCACAAAGTTTCTACATTGGGCGCAGCGACGGTAGCATTCACCTACCTCACCAGAGAGAGGTTCAGTATTTGTGCTGCCACACCACGGACAACTCAAGGGACGGTTCTTGCTCTCTTCCACCTTCTCAGTACCCATTACTCACCTCGCTCGCTTTCACCCCCGCCGGCACTCGACGGGGCGGGGTTACTCTTCTTTCCTGTCAAATACAATGGGAAAGCGCCTCTGGAATTCTTCACAAACGGGAATCATGATCTCTCTCATTTGTGGGTGGGCAGCAGGGGCGGTTCTTAATTGAAAGATATGCAGCCACTCGCGAAAATTGGCTGTCACAACTATTTCCGTCTTGAGGGAGTTCGGCAGAACAGACCTAGCCTGTTGTGGCGACCAGTTCTGATGATTCCTCAATTCTCTGTAAGATAGTTCCGCTTTAGCCATAGCCAACAGCCAATGATCGGCCGCTCCACCATGCAGAAAGGCGCTCCGTATAGGTAGAACATTGCTGGTTTCTATTTCACCCTCTGTTAGCGAAGTGCACCAAGGCGGAATCACGAACGTAACGCTTCCGCTGTAATCACAATAGCGAGTCGACTCCTGGCTGAAAGAACAAAGCCTGTGCCTGACTAACTCGTGACTCACTCCACGATCAACCACAAACTTGACCGTTGCAGATGCGTGTTCGATGACTGACAAGTGCCCTCGTTCGATTATCCTTTCCACGAACTTTTCCGAAGAAGCCGGAGTCATCTTTTCCTCCGACTTGTAGCACGTTCTGCCCGCCCTCTCTATCAACGTCAATGGAGCTGACGAGCACTGTAAAATCACAAATGAAGGTTTCACTAAGTTCATCACTCACCTCCCTTGCCCCGTGGGCAGTTAGTTATTCATCATCGCCATCGTCCGGCCAGCCGTCGTCTTCTTCATCATCCCAGTCGTCGGCAGCTTCATCGTCCTCGTCGTACTTGTACACATTGTCAGGCATGACTTTCCCTTTCTGAAAACACGGCGGGCGTGCTCGCGGGGCAGTACCACGCCGCTACCGTGCTGCTATAGTTCCTCAATGCAAGCCGCGATTTCTTTGAGTGGTCCGAGAATCTTCGGTCGCAGTGCCCGGGGGTTTGTTACTGGTATATGAATGACCGGTGGCGAACAGGTGGTGTCGATCTTCACTGTATGCCAAGGACACGGCAATGGATGTCCGCAAACGATCTCGGGCACATCTTTGTCTGGTTGCTCGCAACGCATGTTCTCTCCTTCTGTAAAAACACGGCGGGCCGGATTCCCCACACCGGCTCCACTAAAAGTCACCTTCTCCGCTGTTGGTCAGCCAGTTCTCGGATACGTGTGACCAGTCGCCCGACGCTGCCACGCCGCCGCCGTGCTGTCTATCCTTTCTGTTTCATTAGGGCCTTTTTGTGATGTTGCCCGTTATTATGATTCGACCCGCGCTTGCGTAACCCACAGACTGAGCACCTTTCCTTACTGCCTTTGCTGTTTGACACCTTCTCGTTTTCCTTTCTGAAAAACACGGCGGGCCGGTTCTCCCCCGGCTTCTATGGCGCGGGGCCATTTAACGTCCTGGTTCGCCAGGCCGCCGCCGTGCTTGTCTACCGAACTGTACCGACCATCGCCGGCTCGAAGTCCTCCAGCCTCACGTCCACTGCTCCGTCGTTCTCGGCGAGCCACACGCGCACATCTTTCACCGACAGGATCCACCAAGTGACAGAGCGTTTCAACTGTTCCGCCAACAGCCGGGCGACCGCCTCCGCCCCGAAACGACCTGGCCAGCACGCCGAGCAGCCCCGGCAGTCCACACGGCACCCCGGTCGCACGCCCGGTTCTTTTCTGTCGTGCTCGCCTAGCACAATAATCTCCCGTTCCCGGTACGGCCCCAGCAACTCAGGTAGCCACGGCGCCGACACGTTGCTCGGCCGACCGACCGCCGACAATCCTAATTGTACCAGGGTTGCCGTGTCAGAAGCCCCCTCCGGCAGTAGGATCGTCCCGGACAGCCTGTGCCAGCCATAACAGTAGAACAGTCCTGGTGTCCCGCCCTCGGCCGTCAGCTTCGCCCCGTCCCTGTACCGCCGCGTGATCCCGACGATCCTCCCCGCGGCGTCCCGCGACGGCCACGTCGAGTAGTCCAGGCCGCGGTACCTGTCGTCGCCCCAGCCGACACGGAACCGCTTCACCACGTCGACCGACAACCCGAGAACCTCCGCGACGTACTCGCGCATGCCGGTCGCCTCAGGGTGCTCGTAGCACCGCTTCGCTACCGCGGTCCAGTAGGCGACGGGCTTTTTCGGTTTTGTCGCCTTCGCTGGCGTTCTCTGCACAGCCCTTACCTGCTCACCATTCAGCCGGTGAAGAAAACCGCCAGCCGGGCCTGGCCACTTCCTGTCACTTTCCCGCCTCATACAATGGGCCGTCCCTCCACAAGCTGAGACGCGACACCAATCTGGTCGCTCACAAATGACGCAAGGCTCGGCCTTCGATACCCGTACCCACGCGGTGTTCGTCATGCCCGCCTCCGGTAGCTGTGGAACCGCCCGCACAGCCGGCAGCTCCGGCGAATCCACTTCCCGTTCGGGTCCGGCTTGCCGCCCTTCTCCCGGCTCGACATCACCACGTCCTGCAAGTCGCACGATCCGGAGTGCGGCGGCTTGTACGGCGGTGGCCGGTGCCGGTCGATCCAGCACAGTTTTTCCTCTAAGGTCGCCTGCGCACCCGGCTGGTCATCGTCCATCGCTGCCCTCTTGGAATAGGTCAAGCTACACGTCCGACCCGAAGGCGGCCGGCGGCAGTCCAGGTTCACGCTCCGCCCCGGCAGTTACCTCAGCGAAGTAGCCGCTGATTACCTCGTCAAGTGCTTCGGGAGCCATCCCGGTCTCTTCCACCAGCCGCTCAGTCACGAATCCCGTGCTGCGGATCGTAGACTCGTAGTATCGCCGTTTCGATACGCTCATGGTTCGTTCGTCCTGACAACTGAAGAACTGTTGTATTCTGTACCTGCTACCGCGTCACCCTACGGGCGACGCGGTAGCACGCACAGAATCCCCGATGCCGGACTGGATTTTACGTCGCACCATCGCTAGCCTTTCGACGTGCCGCCCGGCCATCCATTTTACTCCGTCTTCCGGCAGGGCAAAGCAGAAAATCTCCATGCCAAGGTCACCTCCAGTGTGCCGACCCAGGCGATTCGCTGCGCTGTCCCAGCGTTGCGGCCTGCCGTTCGACCTCCGCAGCGGATGCGACCTGATCGAAGCCGCCAAACTGCGAACTGTCTCAGTATTGCATCCGTCTGGCTTACGCCTACCTAAGATGCTTCCGGGCCACTGAGTCGTGAGCCGCGTCGGGATACCATTCCCTTGCCCATGTATTCGGGGCTATGTCTTCGGCAACGATCGTGGGTTCTCCACGCAGAGCCGGCAAGCACCCCGGCAGGTCGCGAGTCCTGCTGTACGCTGGCGGGGTGAAAAGTGCACGGCGGGCCGGATTCCCCACCCGGCTCCATGGTGCGATACTCTTAGTGACTTTGGCAGTAGGCGTATCGCTTTCAATCTTCCCTCCACAGGCTGTCACTAAAGACAACCCCTTACCCGGCGCTGCCACGCCGCCGCCGCACATCCACAACAGGAAGGTCAGGGCGGCTGGCCGCGTCCGTCGCGGGCGGGTCTCTTGCCGCTGTTGCCAACCGCCGAGAGGGCCGGCGGGGACGCGACCCCCCGTGTACGCTGTTCCGGCCCCGGGCGCATAGAAAAGGGCCACCGCCGAATAGATCGGGGACGGCCCAGCGGGAACGACTGTATCCGTGGAGTAAAAAAAGAGCCGGTCATATAGGCCGGCCCAACCCGGTCCGAAGATCGGGGGAGTCGTCTGAAAAGTACCCGCCCGAATGGGCCTTGCTGCCAAGGGGATTTCTGGTATACTGACTGTTAGAGTCACGGTTGCACCCATCCTGCTTTCGTGGCTGGCCGCCCGGCGTTCGTTCCGCCGCCGGCCACTCAGGGCTCGGCCGTCAGGTCGGGCCCGTCTTTTTGTCTCATGTGGATGTCATGCTGCCGATTATACCGTCTTTCCCGGGAGCCGTAAATAGCAGATTCTCGGCCAGCTCATGTTCACCAGAACCACCGCCAGAACCGCCTGATTACGCCCGGTGGCCGGCTTTCCGGCGAGGGTAGTTTCTTAGGGTCGGCGTCGAACGGGGCATCTCGCGACAGCCCGGGCCCACCGGAAGCCTGTATGGCCTCGTCTAGGCTGCCGAGCTTGGCCTTGCCCCCCAGATCCGACTGGAACACGAAGCCCCGCTTTGAGTTCGGCCAGCAGTTGACGATCCGGTCGCCCCCGGAAATCTGCCAGTGGAATTCACTGCACCGGCGGGCCCGGAGCCCGGCATTGCAGATCCGCTCACTGAAATCGTTGTACGTCATTCTTGACCTCATGGTGAACTAACAGCTCTTCTGCCCTGGACGCCACCGCCGGGAAGTCCACCCGCAGCCCGCTCGTCGCCGAATCGTACATGGCCACCAGCCGGCCCCGCCACCAAGCAAAGTACCGGCCGTCGACCAGGTCGACCACGTCGTGAGGGGCCCCAGCGTTGCGGATCGCCGCGCTGGCCGTCCCCCAGTATGCGAACGGGCCGAAGTTGCCGGCGGGCTTGCCGGTTGCCAAGTCCAGGGCGATCTTCGGCGTCAGGCTCAGCTCCACCGCATCGCCTCCAGCCGCATGCCTAGTTCGATGCTTACAGCCACCAGCATCGTCAAGATTATCACGCCAATCATTGCTCCCTCCAGAAATGGTAGTCCGCGTCTCCGGCAGTCTCCCGTTCGTCCTGCCGCTCCTCATCGGTTAGCTCTTCCTCCCGCGGCGGGTCGATTCGCTGGTCGGGTAAATCGTCAGGATTGTAAAGCATTTCCTTCGCGTTCCTTGGCTGCTGCTTCGGCGGCTTCGCGAGTGCTGTAGTAATTTCCCGTAGACAATCGCAACCATGTGTCTCCACGACTTGGTTGACTTCCGCCCTTCAGCATTAAGGCGGTTTGCACTTCCCATGGGCCATCAACGTAAAGGGACATTCCCGGAACAACCGGCACGCCGTCCGCCGTCTTCGGTAGCTTGTCCACGATGGCTTGTAGTTCAAGTAGCTTGAGCTTGTTGTCCACTGCCTCGGAACGGCAAGCGCTGGCTTCGTTTTGAACCTCGTCCACCATTCCTTGCAACCGATCCACCTCGCGTGCCAGCCGCTCGGCGTTGCCCTTAGATCGTTGCAAGGCTTCCTTGAAAGACGCAAGTTCTGCCTTGAGTGCGATCTTAGTCAACGACATAGCTCACCTCCCCGGCGGTTTCGGCTCCGGCAGGTGGTGCCCAAGCAGCACGGCCAGCCGGGCCCAGTCAAGGTTCTCACGGTCCGTCTTCCACTTCGCCCACAGCGACAGCGGTAGCATCACGCTCCAGCTCTCGTCGTGGCAGCCGCACTCAAAGGGTCCCCCGAGGCGCAACAGATTTGTCTCCTCATCGCTCCTGCCAGCGCCTCCGATGATGTGATGCACCTGCCCATCTTCTGTCAACGGCAGCGACCTGCCGCATATCTGACACTTGAGCCAGTTGAAACGGCAAGACTGTACGGTTCGCGGGCTCCGCACAATCCCGGCCGGCGGCCAGTCGGCGGTTCGCGTAGGCAACGACAACCCGTAATCGCAGAAGCGAACGCCTCGGCCGTCCGTCAGTTTGTCATTTCTTCCAGCCATCGCTTTGGGTCGTGGGATGCGTGGAACTGCCGGCCGTAGCCCGCAGCCTCGGAAGTTGAAATTCCTACAAGCTCCGCCATCCGCAAGATCGCTTCACCGAGTGATTCCATTGTGGCTCGGTTCGGCGACACCCCTCTATCGAGGTGCAGTTGGATGCTCACTGCCGCCGCCCCAGCGAAAGCGGCGAACCTTGTGCGGTCCGGCTCCGACAAGGGGCACGGCTTTGGCAGCGGCTTGTGGCAGTAGTAGCATTCCGAGTCGCCTTTGTCCAGGAGGATCTCATTGCCGCACTCCTGGCAACGCACGAGCCGCTTGTCGCCCGGCCTCGAAAGCCTGTCGATCTCGTCCAGCAGGGCCCGGAGGTGACCGACCTCTGCCAGGTACAGCGACTTGCCCGCGACTATCTCGCGAGCCTGTTGAATCAGGTTCATTGCGCCCTCCAGTTTCGTTTGAGCCAATCCTTCTCGGCCGCCAGAGCATCCTCGCGGCGGGGAACACTTTCAAGTACGGGCCCGTCTACCGGCGAAAGGTCTGCTGACCAGCCCGTGCCGTCCCACTCGACCAATGAAGCCCGCTCGACGCGGCACTCGCCTAATTGTACCAGATCGGCCAGGGCATCGTCCCATATCGCCGACACCAGACCGTCCGTGTCGATCGTCAGCTCAATGCTTGACACGGGCACGCTCCCGTCGATGGAAGTCGGCCGTCAACTTGTCCGAGCGGACCTCGCCAAGGGCCTTCTCCAGGGCCTCGGTCGCGGTATTGCACTCCGGCCCGGCGACGCCCTCGACCTCGATCTTGGGGCTGCCTGACGTGTCGATGGTGATGGTTACCTTTTGCATGACGCTTCTTGCTCCTCTCGTTGTTTACGAAGGATGTGGCTGGCCAGATGGGCGTCGACCTTCTTTCGGCTGCCCCAGATCGTCAATGGCAATGCGTCCAGTACGGCAACCCAATCAATGAGAGCCCTTTGGTTTTCGTTGTCCGCCTGCAAGCCGGCCAAGTGAAGATCGTTTTCTAACACGGCCCGCAGGAAGTCGCCGGGCGGGCAGCCCTGATACAGGTAGTCCAGCACGCCTTGCCGCATATAGTATGGCACGCGGGCCAGTGCTCTGCGTAAGGTGTTGCGGTCCATGATTTTACCTTGTGCAGACGAGCCGCAGTTGCCCGTCGTCTTGTTTCTGTTCGCGGACACGCCAGCCAGCCTTTTTCATTTCTTTCTTGCTTCGCTCGGCGGCATAGCGCTGCTTCAGCAGGCCGAGCCCGGGGCCGCACCTGTCGTGCAGTCCCTTGCCCGCCGAGAAGTTATCGTAGACCAGCCGGTACTTGCCCGGCTCGTTCGGCGACTTGTAGACGCCGACTTCATACGCGGCACCAGGGACACGGATCACGCCCGCGTCGGACGTGCCGTACCGCTCTACCGCGATGCCCTGATTGTACGCGGCGTCTTTGACGTTGTAATCTCCAACCCAGCGCCCGTACCATTTCCAGTTGGTCCCTTCACGATCGAACGTGAAGCCCATCGCCTCGCACGCCTTAGCGAGCGTGTCGAGCGAGTCAATAGTCAGGTCGAGTAGAGCTACGTGCGAGATGGTTACGCCCTCCGGTTGCGGCCGGTCGCCCAGCCTCGTGTCGTTGAAGTAAGGAGCCGACGGTCGATTTCACGGCCGTTACCCATCGGCTGATCGGCGATGTCAGGGGCAACTCGCCCCACCCGACATTGCCGCTGAGGACGGCCGACGCCTACGGTTATCGGGCTGAATAGGAATCTGGTCATTGCCGAAACCATTTACCGATTGCAATGAGGATGTTCTGAAGCTCGTTTCGGAGTACGCGGCACAGATCGCCTACAGCTAGCCGCACCTCTACTCGCGCCCTAAAAAACGTCCCCTTTGTAGCTGCGAGCACCTGTTCGTCATCACACTCCCACACGTCAAGCTCGCGTTTAAGGGCCAGTACCAGCCGGGCTTTGTTGATCTCATCCTGCTCCATCACTCGTCCCCCAAGCTGATCGCCCGTGCGGGCACGTCCACAAGCAGGGCCTCCAGCGCCTTGCCTGTCTGCTCCAGCTCGGTCTTGACGGCGGCTCGCATCCCTTCGTTCGTCCGGAGTTCCTTCACGCCGCGATTGTTCAGCACGCTCTTGAGGTCGGTCACCACGGCCCCCAGGTCCGCGTCGCCCAGCACGTTGCGGGCGTCGAATGATGCCAGCCAGTCGGTGACCTTCTTTACGGTGGACTCGCTCAGCCGCCGCCGCTTGCCGTCCGGCTTCGGCCCCAAACTTTCGGCCAGCTTGCCGGTGAGGATTCGCAGTCCCTCGCGGAGGGCCAACTTCGCGTCCTCGGCCACGCTTGACAGCTCCTCGGCCACGCGGCTCTTTTCCTTCTCGTACAGGTACTCGCCGATCTTCGCCTCGCCGGGCGTGTCCCAGCTCGTGACCCGGCGCTCGACCCAGAATTGCTCTCGCAGAGTCTCCAGGCCGGGGTAGTCGCCGTCGTCGAACTGGTCGGCTAGCGACTGCCTGGCGGCCTGGACCTGCGCCGGGTACGCGGCAATGAATGCGTCCGCCGCCTCGTGGTACGCGACCTCGGCTTCCTCCACGCGGGTGTACGCACGCTCCAGCAGCTTCAGCGGCAGCAGGTGCCGCCCGGTCTTGAACGGGGCCTCCAACTCCAGGCTTTTGAGGTACTCGCGGCAGGCGTTCGCGACGTGCAGCACCGCCCTGTACTGGGGCGAGTCGATGATCTTCTTCGACAGGCCGAGCTGCTTCTTATCGGCGGCGGTCTCGACCTTGCCAAGGTCGCCGCGACGCGTGATCCCCGGCTTGTGGAAGATCACCTCCAGGATAAGCGTTCCGTTTTGGAGTGCTTGTGCTTGGTCAGCCATCGTCGATTGCCCTCCTTTCAAAGCCATCGACTTACTATGATCTCGAATAAGCAAGCCGCGGCGAGGAAAGCAGCGGCCTTGTCGTATTTTGCCCTGGCTAATGCGAGAATTCCGGCAACGCCATACCCCACAGATAAGGTGGCACCAATTAAACAGAAAATTGCAGTATACGCGCTCATCCTTTGCCCTCCGGTTTGCGGGGCCACAGCGGCCCCTGGTTAGTGCAGTCCGGCCAGCAACGTCAGCGTCGCTACGAGCGTCGCCGTCGCCAGCACGAGGATGTCTAGTGTGAGTCGCATAGCACCCTCCATTATAACGCGGTTTCAGGAAGTGTTAAACGGCATCCGCATGCCTTGTCGGTTCAGTCTCTTTTCGCATATTCAAACAAGTGGCAAACCAATGCTCCTTGACTCATCAGCATGCTGCCCCTATGCACCAGTTGCCGCCCCGGCGAGGGAGGTTCGATAGGATGCCCCGTTCTCACGAAACAAAAGTCGCGACGTTCATCAGGCGACTCTGGATCAACAAGTGCCCAAAGCAGCGGCTTCACTCCCTGGCAGTCTACGTGCAGGATTACCGCACCGATTGGCATCGGAATAGACAATACATCGCGCATGGGAATTACAAACTTCCAGACGACCATTGATGATCCCTTTCATTATACCTGGATTTTCCGGCCCCGCCCACCGTCGTCGCGAACGTCGCGGCGATACACCGACGGGTGGCTGGCCGACATGTACTTGCCGTCCGCCTCTGCCTGTAGCTTCTCGATCTCGTCCGGCATGGCCTTCGCCACGGGGACGAAGTAGCCAGCCGCCTCTTTTAATGTACAGCCTAGATCATCCGAAAGTTCACAGCACGTTTTGATTTCCGCACCCGTCCAGCCCGCATCATCGGGACACTTGCGTGACTTGATTCCGTAGTCGGCAAGGTAGTATTTCCAGATAGCAGTCTTCTCTGTGCTATCCGGAAGATCGACGTAGTAAGTCCCATATGAAAACCTGCGACGCAGTGCCGTTGGGATTCCGCGAACTGAGTTGCACGTTGCAACCCATAACGTATGGTCGCCACTGACCGCAGAGATAACCTTCAGACCTGTCCGAACATTCCCCTCCGATTCTCCGACTAGCGATCCTTTCATCGCGTTGCTATCCCAGGAAATCGTCGGTATGCCCGCTTCTCCGCCGGTGGCCTTTGCGACAAGACTCTTCCCTGTACCTGGGGGGCCTACTAAAATCAGCCCGCGGGATTCGTGATCTTGCATGTGCGTCAGTAACGCCTGCAAGATACCTTGCGATACGCCGGACGAATCGCTCATTTGCCCTTCGGCTCCGGCAATCATTTTTTCCAACTCATCGACGATCACGATAGCAGTAGGCTTCCGCTTGCCGGTCAGCACCCGCCCGATGAATTCCTTGATATGAGCCAACCCGCCGACACTGGCGAATGTCTCACCGCCCCGCCAGACCGACAGCCCCGGCGTCTGCTCGATCTGCCGCCGCTTCGACTCCCAGAGGTGGTCCAGGTCGATCCCCTCGGGACGCAGCGACATCGCCACGGCCTGCTCGGCGGCGAAGGCCGAGAGCCCCTGCGTCGCTGCCACCGCCTGGTCGACAGTCTCTTCGTCGGCGGACTTCCGATTGCTCTGGCCGCTCCCGTGGCAGTCCTCGCACTCCAGTCCGGCATCGGTGCCGCCCCCGCCACACGCCTGGCAGGCATTGGCAGCCGCGTCTTGCTCGCAGACGATCTTCTGTAGCACCTCGCCGTCCGGCAGGGATTCGTCGAGCATCACCACGTCGTCCTTCAGTGACGCGGGCAGGTCGATCGACGGGGCCAGCAGGATCAGCATCCGCCGGTCCCGCTTGAACTCGTCCCGGAGGTTCCAAATCCCTTGCCGGAACGCGGGGTCGTCCATATACTCTTGCGCGTTGCACGCGAATGCTATCGTGCGTGGCGGGAACTTGACCGCGTACTCCAGGTAAGCCACCGGCTGCCTGATGGTCTGGTCGTCATCGCCGCTTCCTGTGAGGGCCGCGACCTCTTGGCCTGCCTCGTTGACCGGCCAGCAGCCCCGGACGATGTCCCAGGCCACCACAGGTGCTGGCTTGCCGTTCAGTCCCGACGCGATCACTCGCATCGTCGCGGCCGGGTCTGGCGTCTGCACCGCCACGAGCGGCACGCTCACCCGGCGTGCGTGTTTGAGTTGCTCAATCAGCATCTTTGCCCTCCGGTTTCTTGGCTTTGGCGATGGCGGCAGTGAGTTGTCGGTAAGTGTCGAAGCGTGGCCCCACGCAGGCGAGGGTTGCCTCGCACGCGGCCAGCAGGTCGGCATGGCTCTGCTCCAGTTTGGCTGCCTCGCAGATGATACAGCCATTCTGTAGATAGCGACCCTCTCGGGCTGCCTGGGCGTGTGTCTCGCAGTGCGTAGCTGCGACGTACGCGCTCATATGCTCACTCACCTTATCCTCCTGCCCGTTGGGCTGGCTGGGGTTAGTCGTGTTCGATTTTGAGCGTTTCGGCTGTAAATCGCCCCTTGACGCATTCGTCAGCGTCGGACACCAGGCGGGCAAGCCGAATATCCTGCTTGTCCGTTCGTTTCTCGGCGCATCCCATTCGTAGCAATTCATTACGCACGGTCTGCATGGTACGTAGTAGGTTGGCAAATTGTTTAATGCCTTGCAGGCTCATCCTCTCACCTCCCCGCCGTCGCCGGCGATTCAAGTCGTTTTCCACTTTACACCTTCTTCGATTGCCCCTTGTAAAGCAACCGTTAATTCCTGTGCCTCCTCAACGCTCATTGAAATACCAATAATGCTGTCGCCCTCTACATTCAGGCGGATCTCTTGATCTACAGGAATCGTGGTAACGGAAGACCGACAGTCGAAATGATCAAAATGAATGTGCATCGCTTTCCCCCTTTTCCTACGCCCGGTCGCCCAGGCTGGTTTGCCCCTCACTCACTCAACATCTTCGGCGTCTGAGTTGTCCGTCCGGCAGGCAAGGCACGGCCAGCCGAGCTTCGGCCGCCAGCCGCAGAGCCCACCGCACGCCGGGCACAGCTCCGGCCGGCGCAGCCGCACCAAGGGGTTCTCCGGCGACGCCAGCATCCCGCCGCCACGCTCCTGCCGGGACGAGGGCGGGCGGTGAACCTTGCGTACCACGCGGAACTCGATCACGCCCCAGTCCGGCGGGCCAGAATCGAACAGCCGGGCCACGCCCGTGCCGTCGCCCTCGCACCGATCGTATCTGACGACCGTGTAGTGGCCGTGCTCGGCCACGCTCGTGACCCGGGCCAGGAACCGCTCGGCCCGGAACGGCTGCTCCTGTACCTGGGACACCGCGACCTCGTCGCCCGGACCAACGTGCCGGTGGTAGCTTGCGTCGGCCGGGATGCCCATCGCCCGCAACTGCCCGTTGCGGACCTGTCGGCTAGTCATTACTGCTAGCGCCATCGGCTACCCACCTTTCTAGCTTGCGGACTCGCTCGCGGAGCCGCTCCAGTTCGGCCCGCTGCTCGTCAAGCAGGTCGACGAAGCCGGCCTGCACCGTCAGGATTCCGCTGAGTTGCTGCCCGTACCGATCGAGCAGCCGTGCCAGTGTCGTTGGATCCATCACGCCCTCCGCAAAAACGACCCCGAACGCCTGCCCGCAGTGCGACCCGATGGGCGCGGCGTCCGGGGCCTCAGTGTTTCGGCGGTGGGTCGCGTCCGCCATGGTATCCTTCTCCAATTAGGTTTTCAGTCGTTCGGTTTCCTCGATTACAATCTGCCTGATGTCTTCGAGGGCTTGCTTGTATCCAGCCATATGAGCAACTTTCTCAGGGTCATACCGTGGAGACGTTAACTCGGCTACCCAAGGGACCAGCTTGACCGACTTCTGCCTTTCCAGAAAATTCCATATAGATGTTGCAATCAAATGACCGCGTCTTTCTGTATTTTGATCACTCATGGATTTCTCTTGATTCAATTGATTGAAATTCCAGTTAGGATATTCAACAAGCATCCAGCAGCTCCGAAGTCCGATGCCCAGAAATCGTTTCCCTTAACTTTGAACTGCTGCCGAACTTCGTCCCACCAACATCGGGCGGCATCTACGGCCTCGGCCACACGACCAGCACGGTAGGCGTTAATGATGCGGCCGTAGGGTTGGCGTTTTGTAGCTGGCAATTGCCCGTAGAAATCCATCAAGCGTGATTCGATTACAGCTTTCATCTTTCCATTCTCCGTTTTTCGCATTTGGGTTTGGCTTGTCATTTCCTTTTCCCTTCAGCCAACGAAAACCCCGACAACCGGTATCCTGCTGGAGCGGGACCGGCCGCCGGGGCTTCGTCGAGTTCGGGTTGGGTTTGTGGGTCGCATCGTCCCGCTCCAGGATTCAGCCTATAGTGTACACTGGAGCGGACAGATTTACAATAGCAATCGGGCGGATTTCCGGAAATTTCCTCCTGTACCTAAGTGTTTACATGGCCTACAGTTATGACATTTCGCCTCAGTCCACTAGGGATTTCCTCCGGTTTTCCCCGGTGGCCTCCCCGGTTTCGGCAGGTTCTTCCGGAATATCCGCAGCTCGCCGGCCGTGATCTCCCAGCGGCCGCGTACCTTCCGGCCGAGCCCACGGCGACGGCACCATCGCCAAACCGTGACCTCCCCGACGTCGAGCAGTTCGGCAACTTCAATCGGGCTGTAGATTTTTTCAGTCATATCGGTCGGCTATTCTTCCGCGACCTCTGTGGCGGGCCTTTGCCAAAATTCCTTAGCTCGCTGATCGGCCTGATGGTCAGCAACCAACTGGCCAGCCAAGAATCCGATATACCCAATGGAAAGCAAGCTAAGGGCAAAAGCACATAGGTATTTCATTCGTCATCATCGCCTGAAAACCAGCCCCGGCCGAGCCAGCCACAGCCTTCGCAGCGGGGCGAACCGACGATGTTGGAAATGATACAGCGGACGCCGGAACAGCGGACGATAGACCAGCGCAGGCGCGTGGGCCACGACCGTACTGTGCGAATGGCCTACCGTAACCTGGCACGACACGCGGGCCTCCAGGGCCTCGGTCTCGCTGACGGACGTGGTGCAGCTCTCACATCCGGGGATGCCGCCCAGCAGGACGGCGAATAGTAAAGCGTTCATGGTTTACTCCTTGTTAAGTGTCTCGTGACTATGAAGATCCAGGTGCCCATGTACAGCACCCTCAAAACAACCATCTTCAACTCGCTTCAGCGTTGACTGGTATATCTTCGCCAACGCGAGCAAGACCGATTCATCATCGACCTCGACCGCACCGCGACCAATGTCGTTCGTTTGGCCCCTCGCCGCCTCGTGTTTGGTCTTCCACCCCGCCGTCAACATCGGGTGCGTCAAAAACAGGCCATCGGCATACAGTACGGAGTAGGTCGATAGCAGGCCCTTTTCGCAATGCCTCTCTCCGTGATGCTCCTGTCGCACGCAACCGACCAGGATGGGCCGGCTGTTCGTGGCCGGACCGCCGACGCCGATGGTGGTGTTTGGAACGGCATGCATTTTCGGAATGTCGTTCACGTCGTTTTCCTCTAGAATGGTTTATGCGGCCTATCGACCAGGCCGTTATTTCCTTCGTTATGCTCAATACTATCCCTGCTGTGATTAGGGTCAATCCAATCAAGCAGCCGGTCTGTAACTCGTGATACTGGACGGGTCCAGGGAATCTCGCCACCCCACTTGACCTTGATCCTGCCGAGGCGAGAGGAGATCGTTTCGTCGGGGTCCCCGAGCAGTATGGAATTGGCTAACTGATCTAAGCTGATTAGGACGTTGACCACGTATCGGCCGAGTTTCTTCATGCCCGGCTCCCCTTTGCAGTCTTCAGGATCAGGCACATCACCAGCGCGCCGAGGAGGCAGGACAGCAGATCGCCGTTGGCGTTTGCGATCGTGTCGCCGTCGTACCAGCGGGCACCACTGTCGCGGTATGCCCCAATGATCCAACGGCTGTTCTCGGCAAATTCCCAGACGATGCCCGGCACTAGCGAACCCACCAAGGCGAAGAGGCGGGAACGCTGTAGCGTAAAACCGCGGACAGCCGCGTAATAGGCTCCGCCCTGGGCGAAGTGACTGAACGACCAGGAATCGAAGAGGTGCTGACTATAGTGGGGCGAGCTAACGATGTACAGCTCCCAGCCTCCACAGCCGCACCACCACGGCCGGCCCATTGCTGCCAGTACGGCGGTCATCGCTGCGAACGGTAGCAGCAACACGAAGTACGAATCCTTCAGGATGCCCATAAGGTTTAATGCAAACCACATATAGGCTGGCCACCGCAAGGCCATCCTCAACGAGATGAACACCGCTTCCCGTCCGGTGCCGTGCCAATGCTGGCGGACCATCACCGCGAAAAGGATCACGGCACCGACGACATACAGGACTGCCAATACGATCAGGATTCCGTAGAGCCAAATCATCCCTTCTCCCGTAAATCTCTGATCTGTGTTTCCAATTCCATTAGCCGGTCGTTGATGTCCGTCACGACCGCAGCCAGGCCCAGTTGATCCTGGATCACCGCTTCGGCGATGAGATCCACGCTTTCTAGACCGTTTGGCCTGCAACTCTTCCGCATCAAGCGGTCGAGCGTTTCAAGGTGGGCAATCAGTCCCTCGGACAACTCCTTGGGTTGGCACTCCAGCATCGCCGCGGCGATATGTGCAGCCTGCTTCGGTGTCACCGCAGCACCCAGCCTCCGCCGTGAATCGAACAACCCAACATGCCGCACGTCCCCCGCGACAACACCCAATGTTTCTCGCGGAAGAACCGCGCGTCTTCAGGGTTGGTCAACGGCCCACTCTTGGCCCGCTTGATCTGCTCGTCACTGATCCAATCGACCAGGGCCGCCCGCGACCGCGGTCCCTCGCAATACTCCACCGGCTTGTCCCTGTAATAGATGATGTACGCCGGTAGCTGTTCGATCCGGTACTTCCGCAACGTTGCCCTGTTCTTCGGCTCGTCCGCGTCGGCCAGTTCGATAGGGTAGCTGCGCTCCTGCATCTCCCGCACGATCGACTTCACTTCGGAGCAGGCGGCACACCATGTCGCCGTGAAGGCCACTACCCGGATGTCCTGCTGCTGAGGTGATTCCTTCACCTTCTTGTCCGCCTCTTCCTCTTCCGGTACGACTTCTACAGGCCCTGGCCACAACTCCACCATCGAGCCGTCCGCCGCGATGGTCCAGACGGTTGGACTGTCGGCGACGGGGGCTGGGGTCGCCGTCAACAACGCGGTGAGAATTAGACTCCACATAATGACTCTCCTTTTGGAAAAAGGTTACTTGTACTCCCGGTAGGTATTGGCGATTTGCTCTTTGGTGATACCTGCATTACAATGCCCGCAGCGCACGTAAACTAGCTGCTGTTTCTCAAATGCTTGCACTTCCGGAATCGAAGTCGTCTGTTTGCAGTGTGGACAGACAAGAGAATGCAAGTTAGTATCATCGCGGCCTTCGGACATCGATATACCTTCGCTCATTCATCCACCTTTCAAACTTTCGCCCGTTCAAGTACATCAAAATCTTTCCACTTACCCTCCCTGAACATCTTCAGGCTCCCGTACTCTTCGTCTTCTGGGCCAGGTGGCGGGGGAGGCGGAGGCGGAGGTACCGGCGGCTCCGGCTCGATCGGTTGACCGCCGTAATATCTCTTGAGAATGCTTTCGGCCGGATCCCCCGCCCAACTAGCGGGTAAGCCGTAGATTATCCCTGCGTTCATTACCCCGCCGCGCGTATGGTAGAGGCCTGCATTGTGGCCCAGCTCGTGCATCACCAGGATGGCCCATTCTCGCACAACGTTTGACGGCCGCCAGCTCGCCAGGTACTTGCACCAAATTTGGCTACCGCAGGATTGCCCGGAGCCGACGATGGCCAGGCCGATCCAGCCTCGCGATCCGGTCACGAACGAGAAGTCGATGTTGGCATTCCGGTTGTCGGTCCGAATCCACCGCAGGCCCAACGCCTCGTAGGCCGCCACGGTGAGCTTCCATACCTCATCGAACTTCGGCTTCAGCCACGACGCCATACCGGATTCGTGAACGTACACGGTCGCCGCGTGGAAGTCGCCGATGCTGTGGCACCGTTTCCAACTGCCGGTCCCGACGGCCGGCTGTACCTGCGGGCCGTAATCAGGACAGCCACACCGGGGTTGCTCAAACAACTCCCGGGTCGCGATCCCGCAGTCGCCGTCGCAACACACGGACCGCCCGTGATGACGCAGTGCGAGTGGTTCGAGACTGACAACTAGGAGATCCTGGTAGCTGCGAATTGCTTCCTTGACGACCGGATCGGTTAACGAAAGCAATCCAATGTCATCTGCCGTAATGGTACCTACGTATTTCCCAAACGGGTATTGTAGGTGTCCCGTCCACTCAAGCAGTTCGATAATTTCTCGATCTGTCTTCATGGCTTTACCCCCTCTACTACCACTCGCTCCGGGGTGTCGGTTTTGCACGCCTCGGGCCACTCCCGCTTGCAATCTGGCGGGAGTGGCGCTCCCACATCGCCGTCAACGTGAGTTATCACGTCTTCGTCCGGCCACGGATTGGGCCGCCCAATTGTCGGTTTGTCACGTTGGTTCGTCATGGCTTCACTCCTCCCAGTCCCAGCACGACTTCCTTGTAGGCGTCTGACCACTGACTCTGGCTGACGAGTTGCAGCTCGTTGAGCAGATGGCCGTAGAGCAGGCTGGAGAACGCTTTCCACTTGGTCGAGTTCATCGCGGCAATGCGTTTCGTGACCGCCTCGACGATCGCCTTCGAGCCGCGCAGCTCGTCACTGTCAACTTTCGGCACGGCGTCTTGAAAGAATCCCGCGACTTCGCTGGTCCCGGTCTCGATGTCAAGCTCTTCGATGAGGTCTGCCACGAACGCTGAAAGGTCTGACGGTGGCGGAGGAGGCGGAGGCGGGGGTGGATCTGGGGGCTTGTCGCCAACAACGATAATGACTTCAGAATACTCGTTCTTGCCGTCGATCGTGGCCGATACGAACACCAGATATTCGCCTGGCAACCGTGCCCGGAAGTCGATACGTGGTTCAAGGCCCCATGAAAGAGTCCCGCGTACTCGTACCTGATTGCGTGGAAAGTAGCGGAGCGTAGCTTGGGGCAACTGCTGGTAGTTGATCCCGCTGACGATTAGTTCAACATCGTCACCTGGTGCCACCTCGTCCGGCGGTTGGCTGATCTCCAGTCCTGCGACCGCGCCCGTCCCCGACAGGCTCAACCAGGCCACAGCCGCAAAAAGCAATCTGTACATGTCACGCCTCCGCGAAGGTTGGGGTTGGGTTGGCTAGCTGAATAGAATGAGCAACTTGAGGATCAATTCGATCAGCTTCGTCAGGAAATCCAGGATCGCATCCCAGTCCACCTCTGCCACCGCGCTGAATTCCTGTGGGTTTTCATCCACCAGATGGTCGAACACTTCGACGGCGAGCATCGACGAGCTCTTGCCTTCCAGTTCGCCATCCTGGTCCATCTCATCCAATACGCGGCGGACGTTCCGGAAGGTCAAGCCCAAGGCCCTGCGCTCGCGGTACCCGAGCCTGCGTTCGACTCTCTCCTCTTCTGCCGCGGGCGCAGACACCGCAACGGCAGCGGGGCTCAGCCAGCCGGCCGTCTTTTCCGGTTCGGCACTGGGGGCCGTTAAGGCATTGGTCAACAATCCGACCAGAACCGTAAACACCAGGCATACGGCAAGAGGTCTCGCAGTAAGCAATTTCATAACACGTCTCCTGTGAAATGGGGTTGCACAATACTGAAATCGCACGACGCCGCTCGGTTCTGCTTAGGCCGTCTCCGAGCCAGGTGTGGGCTCTGGCGGAGCCAAACGGGACAGGGCCTCTCCGACGCTCGGCCAGCCGCCGATCACGCCGTTGCGGTCCTTGACGATCCAGTCCACCATGAAGCCGACCAGCGTGGGCAGGATCATGCCCACCATGTTCCAGTACATCCAGTCTGGGCCAGGCAGATTGAATACTGGCTTCCCTTCTGCGTCCACTCGCTCCAGCCACGGCCGCATGCCCTTCTGCCACCAGGCAACGGCCGCCTCGACGACCAACGCCTTCTTCTCGGGGCCCGGTACGTCCAGCGTCTCGGCGATCACCGTGGCCGCGCCGACAAAATCCCGGATCGTGGGCAGCACGTCGCTCAATTGGAACCCGTCGTCCAGCCGCCACTTTAGGGCAGCGGTAATCTGCTGGAACTCCGCCTTGACCGTTTCGTACAGTTCGCTCATCACGTCCTCCGTTTAGGGAAACTGAAAGCCTTCTGCGAAAAGGCACTTGTCATTTTATTATACCGCAATTCCGTCCGGTCCACAATACTATTATGGATCGGCCAGCGGCTCGGGGTATCCGGTCGCCACCTCCGCCGCGAGGTCCCCGACCTGGAACCGCAGGTCGTGCAGGTGCGTCGCCATGGCCTCCAGGATCTCGGCCCGCCGCTCGGCTGGGCACGTTCGGCGGCCCAGTTCGTTGTCTGACTCTTGCAGCCGGGCCGCAGCGTGCAGCAGGAGGGCCAGGGGGCGGCGGTCCTCCATCGCGTACGCTTTGTCGTGCTGCTCATCCAATCGCGTCAGGGCAAGCGTCAGGCGGCCGTGGGGCCTGTCGAGCCTACCCCAAGCCGAGTGAATCTCGACCACCTGCGAGTCGTCTTCCACTACACCAGACGATTGCAGCGAGTCAAGCGTAACCTTGAGGCAGTTGTCCAGATCCCGCCGTCGCTGGTCCGGCGGGTGCGCCAATAGATATACTGACACGGGCCCGGGGATCGGCTTGATTCCCTGGTCTACCACGGCCGCGTAGACGTTCTCCCGGTACACCTTGACGGCCGTGGACGACTTGATGCCGCCCCCGCGCATTCGCCACTGGCGATTCGCGGACGGCGGGTACGGCAGTGTAAATTCCACGCGGCCCATACCAGTATTCTACCACAGCTCCCGAATGGGCAAACACCGCCGGAAACCCGGATCGGCCGGGGGTATTTCTAAAATACCCCCTACTTAACTGTTTGCACCGCAAAGGGTTACGGCGCAAAAATCCGCCTATTAGATTGGGCCCGCGGCCGGGTATAATTAGGGAAACTCAACATGGAGGTGAGCCATGCCAAAGCTGCCGCTACCGATCAAGTCGATCAAGATCGACCCTGCCGTGCTGCCTCGCGTGAAGCAGGATGATTCGGTGGTTGACGACTACGAGGCGATCCTGCGGTTGGACCCGAAGGCCATGGAGCCGCCGGTCGTATTCTTCGACAGCAAAGCGAACTGGCTTGCAGACGGCTGTCGGCGGCTGGCCGCGTTCAGGCGGATCGGCGTGGACTCGCCGGTCTGCGATGTCCGCAAGGGCAGCCGCAGCGAGGCGGTGTTCTACGCCAGCGGTGCCAACCGGGAGCACGGCGTCCGCCTGACCAACGCGGAGAAAAAACAGGCCGTGCTCAACTGCCTTGCCGATCCGGAGGTCGCGAAGAACGTGGACGCGACCATCGCCGAGCAGTGCGGGGTGGGATCGACGCTGGTGGTCACCACGCGGGCGAAGCTGGCGGGCGAGACGGGCGAGCCCGCGCCGACGGAGCGTGTCACGAAATCAGGCAAGGTCGTCACGGTGGGCGGCGGCCGCAAGAAAAAGAAAGGGCCGAAGAAGAAAAAGAAGGCGGCCCCCGGGGCCCCGGTCTTTGACGCCATGAATGACGAGGTGCCGGACTGGTGCCGCGAAGTGTTCGTCGACCGGGTGGAAATCGCCAACTACTGGAATGGACTGTCGGCTAACGTGATCGCCCCGGCCGAGCGACTGGCGAAGCTGAAGGGCGGCAAGCGGATCGAGCCGAAGGCCATTGCCGGCTGGCTGAACGAGATCCGCAAGCACGTCCGCGACGAGATGCCTCACTGCGTCTGCCCGGAGTGCAAAGACGCGGGCAAGCTGCGGCCGTCGTGCAGCCGTTGCAAGGGCGGGGGCTGGCTGACGAAACCTCAGTATGAAAAGAACTACCTGGCATGAACTGTTCCGATGACGCTTGAACTCCGGCCGTACCAGAACGACGCGGTGTACGAGGTGTGCCAGAAGTGGCACCGCCACGCGCGCGTACTTATTTCTATGCCCTGCGGCTCGGGCAAGACGGCCGTCGGGGCCTACCTTGCCGACGCCTGGTGCAACCACGACCTCGCATCGAACTACAAGCTGCCGGCCCGCGTGCTCTGGCTGGCACACCGGGACGAGCTTATCGACCAGGCCGCCGAGGCGTGCGAGGACTGGATGGGCGAGCCGGTGGCGGTGGAGAAGGGCGAGCGGTCGATCGTCAAGTCCCCGAAGCTGATGGGCAGCTCCGTAGTGGTCTCGTCGATCCAGACGATGCTGCGGCCGAACCGAAGGGAGTTCTTTTCACCGGATGATTTCGGCATGATCTTCGTCGACGAGGCGCATCACGTTATCTGCGAGAGCTGGCAGACCGTACTCGACTATTTCCAGCCGGCGAAAATTCTAGGCGCCACCGCCACCACGGATAGGGCGGACGAGGTGCCGCTAGGGAAATTCTTCGACGACGTGGCCTACCACTACGAGTTGATCGACGCGATTCAGGACGGCTGGCTTGCCCCCATCAAGCAGCAGTTCGTCAGGGTGGACGATCTCGACTGGTCGAGCGTTCGCAAGACGGGGAGCGGCGACCTGTCGGCCGAGGACCTGGACGCGGTGATCGGGCAGGAAGAGGCGATACACAAGATCGTGTCGCCTATCGCGCCGATGATCGGCGACCGGCAGACGTTGATCTTCACGCCATCCGTTCGCGTGGCCGAAATGGTGGCCGAGGTCATGGCCCGCTACTGCAAGGGCGGCGCGCAGTGCGTCTCGGCGAAAACACCGGAGGACGAGCGGCGGGCAATCGCGGAGGCGTTTCGGCGGCGAGAATTTCAGGTGGCCGTGAATTGTGGCGTCTACCTTGAGGGCACCGACTTCCCGGCCGTGTCGTGCATCGTCATCGCGAGGCCGACGCTCAGCCGGATGCTCCACGCCCAGATGATCGGTCGCGGCCTCCGCGGCGGGCCGCTCGCCCCGGTGGAGGGCAAGAGCGACTGCCTAGTGATCGACCTCGTTGGATCGTCGATGAAGCACAAGCTGCAATCAACGGCTGACCTGCTCGGGGGCAAGCTCGACTCTGTAGTGAGAGACGAGTGCCGGGCCCGCGTATTCGAGGCCGCCGGGGACAAGCCGGCCGACGTGCTGGAGGAGGTACTGGCCTGCCAGGCGAGGGCGGACGAGATACGGGCGGCCGACCGGGCCAGGATCATAGCCGAGGCGAAGGCCACGCGGAAGACCGTCGATCCGTTCTGCGTGTTCGGCGACGCCGTGGGGCTCAGCGAGTCGGAGTCGCCCGGCTGGTGGAAGAACCTGCCGCCCGACGACGAGCAGAAGGCTAGGCTGAAGCAGATCGGCATTCCGGACAAGGGGCTCACGTACAACCAGGCCCGGCAGTTGATCGGCGAGGCTGCGAGGCGGTCTCGCGGGAAGCTGTCAACGTACAAGCAGGCTCGGATGCTGAAGGCGCGAGGCTTCGATCCGAGCATGACCTTGGCCGAGGCTTCCGACGTGATGACGCACATCGCCACGCGGCCGGGCGGCTGGAATTTCCAGTCGGAGGATGGCAGGCGGCGGGCGATGGCGAAGCGGCGGGGCAGGCTGTTCCGGTTCGGCGACCTGGAGCTGGAGTACACGGTAGCGAAGGGCGTCGAATGCCGCATCCGCCGGGAGGGCCAGGACTGGCTGCCCTATGAGACGGCGCACGAGTCGAAGTTCCACGAGGTGGCCGAGCGGACGGACGAAGGCGCGATTTTCAGGCGAGGCGGATATGATCTCGCGGTACAATGTAAGATGTACGCGGTCAAAGTATTGGCTTGGCGTTAGGGCCAGACGCGGTGTCAATTCACATTACTGGCTTACCGGAAAGGGTAATCAAATGCAGACGATTAACTGCTGGAGGCTGGAGGTGGTAACGAACGACGGGAGTATCCATTTGGCAGCTAGGTTCACGACTGAGGCAGCAGCCAGTGAAGCAAAGCTGGCATGTAACCACAGACCTTACCCCGTACTTGTTACTCTTGAAGAGATCGAAATGTGTGAGAAGGCCAGTGAGTGGACTTCCCCACACGTACTAAGGGAATCCGCCCTGGCGAAGCTAACCGATGCTGAAAAAGAGGCACTCTTGCGGCCTCTATGAAAGCGGTACTAAGTTCGCGTTTTGGCGTTAGCGCCGGACGCGGCGGCAAACGAAAGGAGAGAGCTATGACGTTGACAGAGCGAACTGGCGTGACGGCCGACCAGGTCAAGGCCGAGCTATTCAAGCTGGAGGAAGGCTACAATGCTCAGCGAAAGGCGATGCTGGACAAGCTCGGCAAGCCGTACCGGCAGCATCGCGACAAGTTGAGGCGGCTACTGGATGTGCTGGAGACAGAGGGGGGCTGACGCGAACACGCCCGCCCGGCCGGTCAACACTCACCTGAACTGGGAGAAGCAACGAGCGATCCTCATGTTCACGCCGGGGGTTTCCTGGCACTGGTCGGGCGGGTTTCAGTTGATGTACCGGGAAGGAATGTATTCATATGGTGCTCGAATCAATGAGTCGCTGTAAGGCTGATGTTAGGCAAATGGGTCGCGTTTGCGAAGACATGTTGTCTTATCTTAGCTTGTCCCGTACGACAGTTGCCGGATGGACCTATGGCTCAGAACGTATGCTGATCCATTCTGAGGGCAGGAATGAATTACACATGCTTCTCTCCCGTAGATATATGGAGCGATATGGCGAGGTCTGTTCACTTAGCATGGAGGTCATTCTTGATTTGTATTCACAGGCTCGCAAAAAAAACTTTGAGACGTTGCGGGATGGAGAGGCTATTCGGCACAGCAACGATACGTTATCATTGTTCCCAGAAACCGCAGACATCGAAGAAACTAATCCTGTGGCTACGGTGTACGCCTATTGGGGACACAATGCCCGGCGGCACAGATGTTTGGTGAAGATCGGGTATACTACACAGGATTTACGGACATATCTTAAATCGAAAGAGATTGCGCACCAACCATTTCTATTCGGCACACGATGCGGTGGACGTACCGAAGAAAAGGCGGAACATGCGAGGTGGGCGAGATATAAAGTTCATGGCACCGAACGGGAATGGTTTTATCCAACACATGTCATGTTCGCTGCTTTCCGTATTGAGTGGCAAGTTACGGCTGACTTTGAGAAGATCGTAGAGGAAGCATTGTCCTTAATTGGATAATTGGAGCTACGATGGTACGCGGCGATAGTGTAGAGGCAGCACTTCCGCTCTTCCAAGCGGAAACGGGCGGTTCGATTCCGACCTCGCCGCTTCAGTTTGACATTGTCGAAATCGGTATGCGCCGGGCACGCGAGCTGAACATGAAGTGGCACAGCATGCTCCCGAAGACCGATCTTGGCAATCTGCTTTGTGGCCACACGAGCGTGGCGTACGCAGCCGAGCACGGCGGGAACTATTACGCGGTGGCGATATGGTCCCAGCCGATTATCCGGGCGATGTGCGATGGGAAGACTATCGAGTTGCGACGGTTGGCGATTTGCGATGATGCCCCGAAGAACACGGCTTCCCGGATGCTTGCCGTGATGGCGAAACTCGTTAAGCGGAAATGGCCGTTCCTTAATCGGGCGGTAAGCTACTTGGCTGTTGACGTACATTCAGGCACGATATACAAGGCCGCCGGATGGAAACCCGGTGGGGAGATCGTCAACGCAAGGCCCCAGCGGTTTAGTAACGTAAATCGCAAGACACGAGCAACTGCCCCGCCACAGACCAAGTCCCGGAAGCAGCGATGGGAGAGGCTGCTTTAGCGGCATTCGGGTATAATAGAAAGCTGAAGCCTCCGCCGTACGACAAGGGCCCCGAACTGCCCTCCGGGGCTCGCGGCGGGGGCGAATAAGGGGACGCGATGATTGATCCGCCGACAGCCGAACCGCAGCCGGGCATTTACCCGGGCGTGCCGATGCCCGAGTACCTGGCATGGCCGCACGTCGACAACTCCCTGCTCGGACGGGCGTTGCTTGACGACGGCACGGTGAGCATGAAACACCTCAAGGCGTTTCTCGACGGCAAGATCGAGGTCACGTCCTCGAAGGATAAGGACTACGGCAGGGCGATCCACACGCGGCTCCTGGAGCCGGACAAGTACGCTGAGCGGCACCCGGTAGCCGGGCAGTGCCAGGCGGTGCTCAGCAGCGGCGAGAACAAGGGGCAGGTCTGCGTCTACAATGGCTCCGAGAAGTGGGACGGCCAGTGGTACTGCGGCGTCCACGCACCGGACGGCGCCGAGCGGCCGGACGGCACGATCACATCGCTGGAGGCCGCCCTGATCGAGGAGCTGGTCGTCGAGGTCCAGCAACACCCGGCGGTCAAGCTCCTCAAGGCGCAGGGCGGGGTCGAGGTCTCGTTCGTCTGGGACCAGCCGGTGACGTACTTCGTGCAGGGGCAGGAGCGGCACGCGGTCATCCGCATGAAGGGCCGGACGGACAAGGACATATCGCACCCGCAGACGATCCCGCCCTGCGCGGTAGACCTAAAGAAGGTGCAGCGTGGCCAGCACACCGACACGGCGTTCGCCCGGTCGATCGAGAGGTGGCACTACGACACGCAGGCCGCGTTGTACGTCGACGGGCTGAAAACCGTTGACGGGATCGACCGGCAGTTCGTGTGGGTCGTGCTGGAAGACGGGCCGCCGTTCGACGTGAACTGCGTGCAGGCGGACGTGGAGACGATCGAGGCGGGCCGGAAGAAATACCAGAAGCTGCTGTCGCTCTACGCGGCGTCGTTGGACACGGGCCTCTGGCCTGGAGGGTACCCAACGATTCATCGCGGGGGGCTGAGTTGGTGGGCAAAGCAACAAGCCGAACATGAAGGGACGTGATATGGGAACCGACCTGATACTGCCGGCCGCGAAAAACGAGCTGGCGAAGTACGTCTCGGGGAACATCCACAGGATCGTGCCTCTGCTCAACACGGGTTCGCTCGACCGGCAGCAGTTCGCGGCCGCCGTGATCGTCGCCTGCAACGAGCTGAAGGAAGGCTCGTGCACGCCGGAGTCGGTGCTGGTGTCGGCCGCCCACGCGGCGATGGTCGGGATCGTGCCCGGCCGGATGATGAAGCTGGCCTACTTCGTGCCCCGCAAGCTCCGACGGTCCGACCCGAAGGCGCGGTGCAACCTGGAGATTTCGTACCAGGGCTACATCAACTTGGCTACCCGCAACGAGTACCTGAAGTGGGTCTACGCGGACCTAGTGTTGCAGGGCGAGGAGTTCTTCGTCGGCGTACGGGAGTCGCGGCCGGTGGTCGAGCACAAGGTGCCGCCGGACCGCGTGCTGTCGGCGAAGGCCGTCAGGGACCGGCTCGTGGGGGCATACTGCCTGTACGAGACGGTGAGCGGTGGCGTGGCCCACCGGTATCAGTCGAGGCAGGAGATCAACCAGATCGAAGAGCGGGGCGGCCCGCTCTGGAAGGGCGAGTTCTACCCCGCGATGGTCCGCAAAACGCCGGTCCGGGCGGCGGCGAACTACTGGCGGCTCACATCCGAGCTTTCCATGGCCCTCCGGCTAGACGAGCAGGGGGAACTTGGCGAGCCGCAGGACTTGGGGGCGAACCTGTTGCCGCCGCCGTCCGGCGACAAGACGATCAACCTGGGGGCGATGGACGAAGAAGCGGAGGGTGGTACCGATGCCAGTGATTGAAGAGAACAAGTGTAAGCTCACGCCCGTCGAGTGGCAGGCGGTCAAGGTGCTGGGGCGGCACGCGGACCTAGCACGCGACGGGCTGGAGCCGGGCAGCAGCCAGCCGGTGGACCTGCTGCTGCGGGTGCAGGGCACCGTGGACGTCGGCGAAGACGGCCAGAGCGCGCGGCGGCAGACGCCGACCGCCAAGGCCCTGCTCGCATGGCTGCTGTCCCTGGACCTGATCGACGAAGTGAAGAAGCCCCAGGTACTCGCCAAATTGCGGGCGTGCGCGGACACGGCGTCGGGCACGGTCCCGGAGGTCGACCAGAAGTACAACGCCCAGGCCGAGATGGCGATCGCAGCGGTAAGCCCCGCCAAGCCGGTGCCCCGCAAGGGGGCGATCAAGGGCATGCTCCGCGTAGGCGTGGTGTCAACGGAGCAACTAGGGGCGCAGGTGTCCGGCGCCGTCGAGAAGGCCACCCGGGCGATCATGCTGAGTGAAGAGTGAAGTGGCCTGAACTAAACAGAAAGGCGGTTGCGATGTTCAAGGAACCCGACTTTACTGAGAAGATCATGAACGGACCGGAGATTGAACTCTACATGATGATTGACTATATCGGTGGATTCATCTGGCGAATGAACCACGACATGGGGGACGGTCGTATCCCCGCCGAGCACCACGCGGGCATAGACAGCTCCATCGTTACGGCCCGTGAGCAACAGCACCAAGCCGTACGTCAATGCGTGCGGTTCGGGGTGGAAGAACCGATTGACGACAAGGGTGGAGCGAGCCCGGACTACTGGAAGTGGTTTCGCTGGTGGGACTCATGGAAGGGAGAAATGGGCAATGACGAGTGGAAGCTACTGGACGCGGCATTGTCCAGGGATGGCGGACTAACCGCAGACGAAGTCCGTGACTACCGCCCTCCCGGCGACTGGCGAGCTAGTGAAACAGTCAAGGCGGAGGAGTGACGTGGCCCTCGTAGTAACAAATCCTGTGAAGCGCTTCGCCCGGCCTTTGGTGCGGACATTCAGCAGGGGGGGCTACGGACGCGGCTACGAGCACCGCACTGCGATGTGCAGCCGGTGCAAGACCGCCGTTGCGCACTGGCTCCAGAGCCGGGGATGCTTCCAGCGATACTACTGCGACGAGTGTGTTGAGCGGACCGCCGCGTGGAAAGATCAGCAAGCCACCAAGGCGAAGGAGAAATGACATGGCCTGTTCGATTTGCGACCATACTTTACAGAACGTCGGCGTGCCGACCGGGGACGCACGCCGCGTATTCTGGTGCCCCCGGTGCGGCACTCTCAAGACAGAAATGCCTGACTCTGAATTGCAGGAGCTGGTTGACGAGCCGCTATGGATCATGGGGCGGCACTTCAGCCGGCCGGAGGTTCTCGCGATAGTAAAGCGGGAGCCGAAGATGGTCGAGCACATCAAACGACTCGACTGGCAGCCTCCAGAAACCGGCGAGCCCAGTGCTCCGTAGTGTAGGCGGCTAGGTACTCGGCGTATCCGAACTCCCGTCGCCGTTCTAGCTCGGCCGGATCGGCCAGTGTTTCCTTCACGATTCGCATGATCTGGTCGTCTGCCATGCTGTTGTTCACCTCAACGAGTGCCCGCCCTAGCGTGTCCCGGAACAACTGGTCGTCTGGCATATCGCCCACCACCACGCATCCAGCCGCGATGGCCTCGACGTACTTGCTTAGGGCGTACTTGTAAGTCGAGGAGCAGCAGAGGGCCACCTTCGACCGCCGCAGGTGGTTCGAGAAACTGTGGTGCTGGGCCTCCCCCTCACCGGCAGTTCGCGTCCGGTGTCCTGGGAAGCGGCGGACCTCGCCTGGAATCGCGCCGCCCTTGATGAGCTGCACGTACCGCGAGCGGAGCGGGTAGATCGTCTCGTGAAGCGCGCCGGCGAAGAGGCAGTCGATCGGCCGGTCCCAGTCGCCCTCGCGGTAGAAAACGGCCTTGTCTGCGCAGTGCGGAACGTGGATGAAATCACACCCCGGTCGGGCTCCGTCCCTCATGTTCTCCGATTGCCAGTCGTTCTCGTGGTGGTAGACGACAAGCGACGGGGCGGCAGCCCGTACCTCGTCAGCAATCTTGGCGTCGTAGCAGTCGTTTAGCTCGATGGCTTTCGGCCGTGGGAACTCAGCCACGCCTTTGTGCTCGTTCGCCTTGAAGCACCACACAAGGTCGGGATACTCAATGCCCCTGCGGCGGATGTTTTGCTCCAGTAGTTCGCCCTCGACGTAATCTGGCCAGCCGTTGCCCCAGATGTGCAGGTTGACGCTCGGCTGCCTGCGTACGGCCTCGACATTCAGAACGCGAGTGCGGTCCATCTTCTGCTCATACCATCGCTGGCTGCTGAGGTAGAGGATTCTCATTGCTTTGCCTCCACGGCAGCCAGGGCCGCCCGGCAGATTGCCAGGGGCGTCGCGTACAAGAACGCCCACGGCCATCGCCGATCCGCGTGCCGATGCAGCGAATTGAAGAACGCACCATCATCGAAGGGTTTTGGAAAGTCGTCATCAAAACCACTCGCGCCGTTGGTCGCCTCGGTCCACATCTCTCGTAATTTCTCCAGCACTTCCCCCGCAGCCGACCAGTACAGGTCCGGCCGAAAGCTGATTCGATATGACCCGTCTGGTAGCTTCCATGCACCGCCAGGATGATACGGCGGATTCTGCCCGCCGATGCGAGGCGTGTAAGGTGGGCACCACTCATAGCCCATGACCTCTACCGCGACGCGCGCCACAAGCTCCGAGCCGGCTTGCAGTTGGTCAGGCATCGGGTCCTCCTTTATTGGCATCGTGGGGCACGCCTAAGCGAGCAGCTTGTTCGGGCGTTAGTTCGACCAACGCGACTTCCTCGCTATCGTAGAACTCGATAGTTCCCCCGGCCTGGCAGTCCCATCCCGTGTAGTCGCAGCCAGCGGCCATCACGGCGAATTTGCCATCGCTCCATTCTACAACAGCAATCCACTCAGCGCCGTCGTTTTCCCCCTCATCACAGGCAATAACCCGCCGGACGTTTTCGATCGGACCACGAACGTCATAAGGGCACTCTATCCCATCGACGGCCATGGAAAACGCATTCTTCCAATCGTAGTCGTCTTTCCAGTCTTTAAGCTGGTTAGCCATTGGGTCCTCCTAGTGTTCGCTTCACCGCGTCCACGAATCGATCAGCCCACTTTTCCCAAGTGAACGACTGCCGGGCAGTGGCCTGCGCCCGCTCGCTCATCACGCTCAGTTTTTGCTTGTCCGCCAGAAGGTCGGCCACCGTCTGGATCAGTCGCTCGTCCGACCAGTCAGCCTCGACCGGCACGATGAAATCCTCGTATCCCTTCAGCGGAATCTCCGGCATGTCCGAGACGTGGATGGCCCCCGCCATCGCGGCCTCCGGGAAGCGGGCCAGTTCATACCTGTGGCGGCTCGTGCAGCCCAGCACGATCTTCGACTTGCCGAGGTTCTGTGCGTAGTCGCGGACCCGGGCCTCGGCCTGCTGCTCGCCGTTGAACCAGTAGCCCGGGTGCGGATGCTGGTAGCACGCCCCCGGCAGCCTGCCGTCCTGCATGAGCTTCTGCCAGCGGCCCCGCAGGGGGTAGTGGTTCTCGCCGATGCTCCCCGTCAACAGCACGTCGATCTTGCGGCCGGGCCATTCCTGTGCTGCTTGGGCGAACACCTGGGGCTCGGCGGCGTGGGGGATCACCGCGACCTGCACGCCCCGCTTGGCAGCCTCCATCATCCGGGGCACGTCGTTCGCGTGGGATAGAATCGCCAAGCCGACACGCTCGGCGACAGCCTGCTTCCACGCCGGCTCCGGATCGTTCGGCCCCGTGCCGGTCCACCACATTTCCTGCCATTTCTGGACAACGAGGTAGCCGTCCGCTATACTGCCGGGATCGTTCGCCGCCGGCACTCCCTTGCGGGGGTTGCCTCCGATTTTATAGGTGTACACGCAGTCCGCGTCGCGCATGATCCGCCGCACGTTCGCCAGGGCAGTGTCGTTTTGTTGCCAGTCCGGCCAGCCGTAGCCGGACATCTTCAGCGTCACGTCGGGCCGTCGCTCCAGGGCCTTCACGTCGTGCCGGCGACTGGCGGATAATCGGCTGCCCCAAAGCGGTTGTGGGCACAAGACTAGGATTCTCATAACGCCTCCCTCAGTTTCTCGACAAGCATCTGCACGGTCTTGTCGTGGCAAAAGTTTTCCATCACGTAGTTTCGGCCGAGGGCGGCCCGGACGTTCCACTTCGGATCAGCCGGCCTCTCCAAGAACTCAGCAATCTTCGCGTCGGCCGTCGCGTTGTTGACCAGCACCACTTCGTCCGGATCGAATTCTATCACGCCGCATCCGTTGTCCCCGTCGATGTGCGCGAACGTCAAACACCCCGCAGCCGGTATCTCGAAATACTTATTCACCACGGAATAGCCGGACGCGATCGATGCCCCCCACTCTTCCAGCAGCAGCTTGTACCGATCCTCGTCCCACTTGCCCGGTGCGTAGCTGTCCCACCCGCTGTACGATCCGGGCTTCTCATAGCGGACCATTGGGTGATCGGCGAGCCGCGTTCGCAGTGGATAATACTCCGACCCAAGGCAGCCGGTCAGCAGCACCTTATCGAACCGCCGCTCGCTCCACGGCTTGACCTCGCGGTACAGCTCCGCGTCCACCCCCATCGGAATCCACCAGTAGCGGAAGTCGGCCGGGTAGTGCCGGTAAAAGTAGCTCGGCGAGTGCTGGAAGAAGTAGTAGTCGAAGCCGAACCGCTGGCAGCAGTCCAGCTTCGTGCCGCCGAACGCCTTCGATAGCTTGTTGACGCCGTGCGCGTCCCCGATGTGGCAGACCTTCACGGCCTTGATCTTATCGACCCCGGTGAGCACAGGCGGCAGGCCCCACTCCATCGCGTCGAAGAAGAGCCAGGCGTCGTACAGCTTGGACACGGGCTGCAAGTCCAGCCGCTGGGCGTTGGTGATGAAGTCCACCCGCAGACCCTCGGCACGTGGCAGCGCCTCCAGGAACCACTTGCGGAAGTTCACCTGGTATCGCTTGCCGCAGAGGTACGGGTTGTCGGGGTTGAACACGAAGGCGAGTCGGATGTCAGTCGCCATCGGTAGTGTCCTCTTGTTTTGTCGGCAGCCAGAAGCAGTGATTCGGCTCGTCAGTCTTGCGGTAGATCCTGCCCTGCCGCTCAAGCTCTTCGCAACCTGCGTGGATACGTTGGTTGTTCTTGTCGGCATGCGGATATGTATGAATGCCGACGGCCAATGGGTGGATGGCGATAATGGAATACAATTTCTCCAGCGATTCTCCTCTGTAGCACTTCAGAGTTTCGGTGAAGTCTTGCAGCCCCTCAACGATCCGGTCACCGACTGAATCACTCATGGCTTCCCGTCCAGGCCGAGGCGGGCACAGAGGATAACGGAATATCTGTGATTGGTGGCCGCAACGTGAACATGACCAGGGCGTACACATGCCGCCCATGGCTCGCTCACGTTCACAGTCTTCCGGCGACCAGTAGACCTTCCGGTGCAGACCGAGCAGGCATGACAACCAACCGAAGACGAATCTCATGGCTTCCTCGCAATCAGCAGGGAGTCAACATGCACCGTGTCCGGTCCCCGCCAGTCGCCGGGGGCAAGCATAAACATCCCCGGCAGGAAACAGCCGAGGCAGCGGTCAAGGAAGATCAGCTTGCAGTTCTCGTGCATCAAGCAACCTCCCGTCTTTAGCGAACTGGGCGGCGGCGTGCAACATGCCGCCTACCCCGGCCGATTTCTTCATCATATCAAGTCGCTGCCTGTGCGAGTCTTCCTGGACCTGCAAGGCCAGGATTAAAGTTTCTTTGGGCAATAAGGTAGCGTCAACGCCGCAGATTGTGATGGCTTCACTGCGAACGCCGCGCATAAGCTCAAGTTCGTTGTGTACTTGCTTGGGAGTCATCTTGGATTCCTTATGTCTCGTGCATCATTTCCCTTTCGGGATTCTGTAAGGGTCGAAATCTGCCGGTGGCGGCACATCGCCCTCGCGTGTTTCGCGGTTCGGCGGAGGCTCCGGCACCTTACCTTGTGTCGTGTCGCGGTTGGGAGGGGGTTCCGGTTTCGCCACCTTTGTTTGGTCCTCTCTGAGAACATCATTCTCCGGCGGCTCCGGTTTAGGATACTCGCTCTTAATCTCCCTGGCCCGATGGCGTGGGCTTCCGGAAATCACGTTGTTTAACAGTCCGCTGGCAGTACGGGCGTGTATGCCTCTGTCCTGCATGTTTCCTGCCAGTCTTATCCATGGCAATAACTGCTCTACCGAAATGGCGTGCCTCACGATAGTGCAGGTGACTTCATTTAGGATTCTCTGGCAATCGTCCGCAGAAAGAAGGTGTTGACGCGGGCCCGCCTCCTCCACTCTCGTCTGGTCTTCCCTGAGAACCTCTATCTTGGGTGGTTCTGGTTTAGGGGACGGTTCCGGCGAGTCTATCTCTGCTAATTCTAAGAGCAGTTCGTCACACGAAAATGAATCACCGAATTCCCTATGGAGCGTATAGGAGCCAATGAACGCGCCTGACCCGCAGTTTACGCTACAAGAGGCGGTACCGGAGCCATGTAGTTTGCATCCGGTATGCACCTGACTGATCACGACCGGCGTACCGCTCGCCCGGTGACGCACAAGGTCCCCAACCTGAAACTTCGGCTCCCTATCCGACATTGATCTGTCCTCTCTCTTCAAGGAACGCCTGGATTCACGGTTTCTTTCGTCGCCACAAAGCCAGAAGCCATTTACCCAGGACGATAGCAGTGCGTTGATATTCGTTGCGAATTGCCGTCCGCAAGTCTTCCAATGCCAATCGGCATTCGACGCGAGCCCGTAGCCACGTTCCCTTGGTCACCTCAAGGATACGGCTGTCGGTTTCAGTCCACACATTCAATTCACGTTTCAGGGCACAAGCCAATCGGTCCACAAGAGGATCTGGCGGCTGCTCGCTGTTATCCTTCATTGATCTGTCCCCGCTCTTCGAGAAATCCCCGGAAAGCCCGCAACTGCCGCGTCAGCTCATCACGGCTCATACCATTTATTATACCCACATGAGCCCCTGGCAAAGCCCCGTCGCCCTGGAATGCGAAGAAGTTCAGGTTGTCCAGGTCCATTTCCAGTCGGCAGCCGAACCGCTCCGGCGATTGGAATATCGCCGTGCCTGGGAACGGCACGAAGGCGCTTAGGCAGATCGTCACCTCGGGATGGGCTTCCGCCCACCGCTTGTTCAGGTCGAGGGTCTCGGCCGTCTCCCCTGGCGTGCTCATCATCATCAGGGCCCGGACGTGCGGGATTCCGCTGGCCACAGCATTCGCCACGGCCCGCTCGTTCGATTCCACGCGGCTGCCCTTCCGGAGCGTCCTCAGCACGGCGGGGTCAGCGCTCTCGACGCCGAGGCTCACCTCTATGCAGCCGCTCTCGGCCATCGTCCGGTACAGAGACACATCGTTAGGATAGGTACGTAGGCTCGCCCGCCAGTGGATGCCATGCTGTCCCAGCAACTCACACAGGCGTGCGAATCTCGACTGGCCGGATGCCAGGTTGTCGTCCGCCAGCCGCACGTCGCGGATACCAAGCTCCACGATCTGTTCCAGCTCGGCCCTAATCCGCGACCGGGGGTACTCGTAGAACTCGCGGCGGGAGCCCGACCGGCAGAAGGCGCACGAGTACCGGCAGCCCCTCGCCGTCAGGAGCGTGGTCGATACCGGCGTCTGCCTGCCCGACCGCGGGTGATAGATGTTCCCGCCGAACTGCCCGCCGAGCAGCCGACGATCGGGGATCGGGTACGCCCCGTAGTCGACGATGTAGGGTGAGTTGACCCGCCCCTTCGGCCGCCAGCCCTCCTGCACGTACCGGTGGACGAACGGCTCCCCTGCGCCCCGCACGATCAGGCTCGCGCACCTCGGCCCCAGGGCCTCGCCGTCTGCCACCGGCCCGCCGGCCACGACGTAGCATCCCTTCGCCCGCAGCTTCGCTGAGAGATCGTCGATGATTGGCCGGTCGACCAGGCAGCCGCCCATGCACACAGTCACGTCCGACGGCACCGCTTCCACTGCCCGGTCAATCGTCCACGCCTGCGCGTTGACCACCCGGACCTCGGCCCCAAGCTCCCTCGCGTAGGTCGCCAAGCAGAGCAGCCCGAGGCCCACCTGTGCGTTGGGCTGGATCAGATAGGGCTTTGGATGAAACAAAAATATCATAGCAGGCGGCCGAAGTCAATCCGCTCGTATACTTCAGCGCGAAACGGCGAACCATCGTAGGTCCAGAACGCATTCCAGCCCATGCTGCGTTCTATGAATTTAATTTTCAGGGCGGGCCAGACGCCGGGGGCCACGTTGACACATAGGAGGTGTTCGGCACCTGCGTCGCAGTAGCGATAGGCGTTGGTCCGGCCGGTCAACTGCAATGCGAGGCATGAATGGCAGCCGGGAAAGGAAGTTGCGACAGTCCAGCCGCGGAAACGTAAAAGTACGAGCGATCCATCCGGTAGCAAGAGTTTTTCCCCGTACCAGTCGTCTTTCTTCACGTCGAATTGCGTTGGGATCGCAATCATTGCCGTAGCTTCAACGCCAGGAAGTCCTGTTTCCATCCGGACTCGGCGAAGCCCATGAACTCAAAGCCATCGAACCTGCTCTCAGGCCCGTACTTGCCGTGGCGGACGCCGAAGATCAGCCGCGTGTTTTCGTGGCACACCGGCCGCAGCCGCTCCAGCCACGGCTCGATCGGCCAGTGGAAGCCGACAGCAAGCGTGCTAATCACTAGGTCTACCGGCGGGATCTCTGCAAAGCAGTCGTGCGGCCCGGTCAGGTCGTGCGTGAACACTTGCCCGGCCTTCAGGCCGTTCGCCCGCAGGAACTTCCATGTCAGGCCGAAGTCGTTGCACCACTCTTGCTGCTCCGGCTCCCAGCCCCCGACAAGATTCTCGCACACCTTGTCGCCGTCAACCAAGTGGTAGTGGATTCGCGGCGAACAGTACCAGTTGTGCAGCGACACCGTCGTCCGGCCGAGTCCGCCCGCTAGGTCGAGTACCGCCTTCGGCATCCCCGGCAGCCAGCAATAGTACAGGTCCCGCTCGGCCTGCGCCAGTTTTTCCGGCGAGTCCAGGTCGTCCGGGTACTGTGTAACTTGCCGAGCCATCAAATCTCGGCATTCGTCGGGGATTACGAGACTCATTGGTTATACTTCCAGGAAAAGGTGTTCTGAGTCGTAACTATGCATCACCGCGCCATCACCAGAGCCGAATACCATCACCTCACCTAATGAATCATAAGGCCAACACCAGAACTTCGGGCCACTGTTTCGCCGGTTATGTATAGCTAACAGTCGTACCGGCCCGGCAAACCACGGGCAGCCGCCGCCGAAATGCACTGCCTTCGTCTTTACTTTCCGTTCGCGTGGCCTGTCAATCGATTGCTCCAGCATTGCCCTTACAATGTCCGTGGGTTCCATGCTGGCTCGGAGTTCTGCCTCTTCAGCACTCATACCCATAATTGGCTGTACAGGAAATCCATCGTGAGCGATAAACTCGATTTCATCCCACTCAAGAAACGTCGATTTGCTGGGCCGTACCAACGTTATACCCTCCTCTTCGGCTTGCAACTTACCGTAGAAGAACCGGCCCACATCGTCTTCGGCCACAACGCTCTCGCCATCCTGAAATGATGCTCGAAATACATCCCACGCTTTTTGGGTTATCGGGTTCATTTAGCCGTCCCTACCATCGCTCCGATCCACTTGGCTGCAAGACGCTCCCAGTTGTACTTCTCGATCACCGAGTTTCGTAGGCAGTTGCTCACCTTCTCCCGCCGCACCGGGTCGTCCCGCAGCCACACGATTCTGGCCTCCAGCTCGTCTAGTGTGATCTTCGCCATCTTGTCGTTCCAGCACGGCTTGGCGATCAGCTCCAGGTCGTGGGCCTGCTTCCACGCTGTCACTATCCCTACGTTGGTGCTCACCACCGCCGTCCCGCATGCCGCCGCCTCAAACGGCGGGTACGGCCCGCCCTCGTTGATCGCCGTGCAGACGAAAAGGTCCAGGCCGCCGTACCACTGCCGCATCTCAGCCCGCGACTTCGCGCTGGTGTGGTCGCGGTCGTTCACGTCCCACGTTACGCCGTGACGTAGTCGCTCCCTGAGTGGTACTAACAGTTCGTCGTACCCCTTGAATGACCGCTTGCCGCCCTTGTCGCCGCACCAGCCGACGCGAATGCCGTCGAGCTGCGGCTTCGGATGCTGCTTCACGGGCGGATACCACGTCCTGGTGTCGAGCCCCTGGGGAATGCAAACCGCGCCCTCGTTCCACTGCGAGGCTGTCTCCCTTATCCGTTCGGTCAGGCAGATCAGCACGTCGAGCCCGGCCGATACCTGCTTGCCGAAGACCGCGTTGCGTTCCGGGGCCACCGCGTTGGTCCGCCAGTTCCCCGCGTTGAACTCGTCATAGCACCAGCCCTCGTTCGCTAGCAGCGAGCCGTAGCGGTCCGCGTTCACCCGCCGCAGGATAGACGCCGAGCTGAGCGAGAAGTGGAACGCCGCGTCCAGGTGGCCCAGCGACTTCGGACCCGCGTGCTTGGCGACCGCCTCGAAGTCCGACTGTCCCATCGCGAACACGAAGTTGTCGGGGCCAGCGTAGCGTGCGATCTCCTCGGCCATCCACTTGAAGCACCAGAAAATATCTGGGTGCACTAACAGGATTCTAGGCATTGCAGATGAACTCCAGTAGTTTCGGTGCGACGATCCGGTAGTCGTGTTCCCGCTCGATCCACTCCCGTAAGACGACGCCGCACTCCCGCCGGTACCTGCCGTTGTGTCGCAGCCAGTCCAGGCAGAGGGCCATATCGCCCACCACCCTGTCGGCATCGTCCTGGTTGCCGTAGTCACGCACCCGCAGGCCCAGTTCTTGCAGCACGGCCCAGTGGCGGATCGTCCCGACGTTGGTCGATATGACCGGCACGCCGCACGCGGCAGCCTCGACAGGTGGATTAGGGGTTCCCTCAGCGGACGCGGTGCAAAGGAATACGTCGAGCGACTGGTACCAGGCGGCCATATCCACGATCGAACGTGCACTTGCGGCGTCCCGCGTGTTTACCTGCCAATCGCAGGCGTCCCCGAGCCTCTTCATTAGCGGCACCAGAATCTCGGCGTGGCCCTTGAACGAGGTCTTGCCGCCGATCTGGCCGCACCAGCCGACCCGCAGCTTCCCGGATCGCTCGCGTTCTGCGGGCTTGAAAACTTCCAGGTCCACGCCGACTGGGATGTACCTTGTCTTAGGGTTGTGCTTGCAGCCGAATCGCTCCAGCTCACCGTTCCTGGCGACCACCGCATCGAGCCCCGGCAGCATTTGCTCGGCGACCGCCCGGCACCGCCCCTGGGTGACGCCCCGCGTACGCCAGTCATTCTTTTTGAGTTCCGGGTACATCCAGGCGTGCGAGGCCAGCATGCCCGTCAGCCGCCGGATTCCCTGCCGCCTTGTCGCCGAGCCAAGGTAGAGTACGTGGACCACATCGAACTGGGCCAGCCGGTCGGGCGTGTAGTTCTTGTAGCCGGACAGGTCGGTGATTTCGACGGCGTACTGATAGTCCGGCCTGTACTTCTGCACGCCGGTTGCACACCGCCACTGGGCCCAGAACTTCACGTCAGCCACGATTAAGACGCTCTTCATCACTCCCCCAGTATCGCCTCGAAGTACCTCGGGGCCAAGACGCAGTAGCTGTAGTTCTGCTCGACCGACCTTCGTAAGTCGAAGCCCATGGCATCCATTAGGCTGCGATTCCTGTCGAAGCGGTCCAGCCGATCAACAGTCGCTTCGATTATTCGATCAGCCCCCGCTTGATTGTAGTAGGTCCCCGTGACCACGTCCTGCAAGTGTGGGAGTTCCCAGTCGGCCACGCAACCCACGTCGGTCGAGATGATCGCCCGACCACAGGCAGCCGCCTCGAAGATCGGGCTCGGCGTGCCCTCGTTGATCGAGGTGCACACCAACACGTCGATCCCGTGGTACCACTCGACCATTTGCTCGCGGGTCAGGGCGTCGCGGTAGTCGCGCGTGTTCGTCACCCAGTCGTATTTCTCAAAGGTGCGTTCCACCAGCGGGAGGAGAACTTCCTTGTATCCTTTGACGCTCCGGTGTCCGCGGGGCGATGCACACCAGCCGACTCGCAGCTTGCGGTCTTGCAGCGGCGGGAATTCCATTATGCGGCCGGGCGTGAACAGATCGATGTTCACCGGGCTCGGCACAAGGTGCGTGTTCGGGTTGTGCCGCTTGCACGCCTCGTGGAGCTGCCGGTTGACCGCGACCACCGCGTTGAACCTCGGCAGGTTCTCCCCCGCGCTCTGCGAGCCACGATTCGGCGTGTAGACCCACGACTGCCAGTTGGTGTCGTCAACCCGGTCGAACTGGAGCCCGTTGCACGTCAGCAGCGTCACCCGCCTTTTGCAGCGGTCGAGCCAGCTCCAGTCGGGGAACTGCCAGGGCATCCAGTACACCGCGTCGTACTTGGCTGGATCGTGTTTCTTTACGTCCGCCTGCACGGTGACCACGGCCTCGACGCCATCGGGGGCGTGATTGCTAAGATCAGTGGCTCGGAAGCCCCAGCACCAATTTATCACGTCGGCGACAAGTAAGACCTTCACTAAACACGCCTCCTATTTATCAGAGAACACCACGCCCGCCGTCCGTAGCAGGCGAATATCGTTCCGCCGGCAGAAGTCCACCAGCCCGTCGATGTAGTTTGCGTACAGGTTGCCCGGTGACTCGCCCTTCTGCACCATGTCGTGGAACAGGTCGTCGTGGTCCAGCATGATCGTCTTTGGCGGCCGCAGCACCTGCTCGATCTGCCGGATGTTCTGACACGCCCAGACCGACTCGATCTTCGGCACGACGACTACGCGCCTCGGCAGCTTCGTTAGGTAGAACATAAGGTCGTCGGGCTCGCCGACGTTCGACACGCCGACGTACCAAATGTTCCGGTGCCGCTTGACAAGTTCGACAAGGTCCGGCTGCCACGACTGCACCGGCGGCTTGACCCGGCCCACGGGCACATCGAGAAAGACGTAGTGCGTCAGCTCTGCAAGGTGCGCCTCCAACTGTTCCAGCGACGCCTCCCACGCGAGGTTGATCCGCACGACCGCCCCCGCGGGCACGACGTTGTACTCGGTCAGGTGCCGCGACATTAGAAGCATAGCTTCTTCTCCATGAACTTGTGGTAGTCGAGTTCGGGGTAGTGGTAGGCCAGCCAGCCGTCGCGTTTCCGGATCGCCTCCAGCATTTCCACCGTGTAGTGGCTCAGCACGTCGCCGGAGTCGGTGGCGTTCCGGGGCTTGTCGAGGTGCGGCCGAACCTTGTCGCCGAACAGTCGGATTAGATCGTCGGTCAGCGTCTCCGTGTGGAGCATGTAACGGACCGACCGTTCCGCTCCGAAACCCTCAGCGAGTTCCCGTCGCGTCCACTCAGTGAGCATCCCCTCTGCTGACTCGCAATGGTAGGCGATGTGCTGGTAGCTCCAGCCGCCGATCTCGGCCTTGGCTAGCGGGAAGTCTTCGGTCGCCTTGCCGATCGGCCCGTGTGGGTTCGTCCAGTGCTTCCAGAAGTAGGCCGAAAAGTTGTAGCGCTTCTCCGGCGGGGCGTGCTCCCAGAATACCCGCCACTTGCTGAGGTACCACCGCAGCGGGCAGCGTACGATGCCGACGATGATCTTACCCGCTCGGACCTCGGGCGGTATCCGGCACAGCGGCGTGTGGTGGGGCTTGTCGCCGGAGCTGGGCCGGCACTCGAATGCCGCCGAAAGCACATCACGGCAGTACAGCGACCCGTGCCGGTTCGGTCCGATCAGCAGCCACTTGTCGTCCACGATCAGCATCACTCAACCCCTAGCCGCTTGAATATCTGGCCCAGTTGCCCCCGTAGGCTCCAGCCCTCCCGGTACGCCTTATCGGCCGCTGCCACGATAGCCTCAGTGTCATCCAGCCGGGAAATGATCTCACCCTTGTCGGCCCACTCGTCAAGCAGCACCGTGTTCTCCCGCGTCATTGGCGGCGTAAGTTCAATTGTACCCGCTTGCTGGACCACCGGAACCCCCATCATCACCGCCTCACAGAAGCGCGAGCACTTCCAGGTGTCGCCCGGCAGCCCCAGCACGATCCGGCACTCAGAAATCCACCAGAGGTACTGCTGGGCCGGGATCGACGGATGATGCCCACCCGCCCATTGCACGATAAATCTGTCGTCATTCGCGTAGTGGGCCGTGATTCGCGACCGCGGCGGGACGTTCTCGCCGATGAACCCCACGTCGCGGGCCTTGTCGGCTGCCCCGTACTTCGCCCGGATCGCCCCCAGCTCGTCTCGCAGGAAGGGCACCACTATGCCGTCGTCGTGGATCACCTGTGTGACCTTCTCGTGCGGCCGCCATGGAACGGAGAACGCCTTGGCCCTGGTGGCCTTGTCGAAGCCGGACGGATCGGCCGGCCGTTTCACGGTGACGCTGAAATCCGTCACCAGCCTGACGTAGGCCACGAGCAGGTCGCACACGTCCACCAATCGCCGCTCGTGCGTCGTGCCGAGGTACTCCTTGAAGATCACGACCTTGGCCCGCTTCGGCAGCTCGTTCTCCGACACGAGGGCCTGGCCGGAAGAGCAAAGGTACACCGCATCGGCGGGCAGGTCCCTCGCGTTGTCGACCACGGGCAGGTCGTCTACGATGTCCACGAACTCGTACCGTCCCTCGCTGTTGCGTAGGCTGCGAACGCGCGGGCTGGACGGGAGGTGTATCTTCACCTCGTGCCCCATGTCTCGGGCGATCCATGCAAGGTAGACCAGCCGCCTCGTCTTACGTCGGTTTCCGCCCGGCTCACCGCGTCGCACGGTTGGATTGACTACCACGAGCATATTACAGCTCCATAACCCACGCCTTGCCGTTGTCAGACAACCGCCGCTTCGGAAATTCCCTTACAGCCCTAAGTACGCCTTGCCTCACGCTTTCACGTTCCCAGTCATCACCTACAAGGTCGGCCGCAGGAAACAGTGACCCGGCCCCGCTTGCGTCGGCCTCCACGCTCTTGGCGTCGTGGGCGCCGTCCACGTAAACCATCCCTGGTTGCAGGCCGGCTTCATGCACTTTCCTCATGCCGTCCGCCATATCCATTCGCAGCAGCACGATCTGGTCGCGGTACGGCCAGAGGTGGTACCGGCAGTGATCGTATATCGTCGGCAGCATGTCCCGATGCGCCTGCATCTGGTTGATGTCCGGCGAGCCGAGCCAGTGGTCGATGCACACGAGCCGTATTCCGGGGGCCATGCCGAGCATGTACTGCGCCGACTTGCCCATCCACGTTCCCAGCTCCATGACCAGCCCGGACGATGGCAGGTGCTTGCGGATCATTTCCTTCGTACCTTCGGCAAGCCAGCCGTGGATTCGGTTGACGTGAGGGCCCGTCACACTCGGCCGCTCCGCTGGCCACGGAAACTGACGTAGTAACTCTTCCCATGCTTCGTCGGCCATTGGGGTATCTCAGTCGTTATGAGTTTTCTGTGAATCGACGATTTTCCATTCTTCACTATCCAGATCCACAACCACGTGCTTCAAGACGCAACTCTATCATTTGTCACTCGCCGCTATGGTTGGTCGGCCCCAGAAATGATCGCGGGGACACACTACTTCCTCCGGAGCGAAAAACAAGTTACATTGCCCGTCACTAGTGAGGAAATAATAGTCGAGTGATTCGGCCAGTAAAATAAACGCTGCGGCCCCGGCCTGAACATGCCTTTTGTCTATGCCCTGCTTCCTGAAGTTAAAATGCGGATCATAGGGATACGGCTCGACACCCTTCTTCCTGTGATTATATTCTATCTCGATCAGGCGTGGCCGATGCGACAAACTCTTAAATACCCAATAGTCGTTGCCGTCTATGTCGACACTTAAAAAATCGCAGTCCTTCGGAACCAGATCGTCCACATTGTCGCTGGTCACCCAGGCGTGGATGACAGTAGCTTGCGGATAGTCTGCATAATTCATTTTACATTGTATCGCCCGCTCCTCATTGCCTTCCACAAAGACGCCCGACCAGCCCTGGTGCCGAACGAGGTGTGCGATATTGCTGAACTTGATACCGTCCCACGCGCCCAGTTCGCAACAGACCTGGTGCTTTACTCCAACCCGTTTAAGCAGCTCGGCGACCAGTGATTCGGTCTTGAACTGACTGTAAAAGTTCTGTGTTTCCGGCACGTTATTTAACCGCTACCGTACCCAGGCTGAATGGCTACTACCTCGTGCCTTGCATAGCTCCGCTTTATCTGCCTCGTTCCACGCATCCTCATATCGCCCTCCCTTCAGTCCTTCCGGCTTTTCATGCGAGCCGAGATACTCGGCCCCCCTAAGCATAGCGACGAACTGCGAGTAGCTGCTGTGGTTGCTGCCGATCACCCAGTCGCAGGCGTCCAAGAGATAGATGTCCGCAGCCCGGCCTCGTATCCCCTCCGTGTCGTAGAGGAAGGTCTGCGGCCGCTCGATCACCAAGAACCTCGCCTTGGTCGCGTCGCTGACTTCTTTCTCGTCCGTCGAGAGGAAGAACTGCATCGGGAGCGCCGAGCCGGACTGAACTTTCTCCATTCGCTCCCAGAACCAGTCGGGCTTCTTCGTGTGCGGATCGCTGATTGCGCAGCGGATGTTCACCCCGGCGGTGAGTACGGCCTTCAGGCGGGGAAGCATCGAATCGACCATGGCTGCTGTCTTAGGCTGCATTGAGAGCTGGTTGACATAGTGCCGAAAGGGCCGCTTAAGGTAGGGCAGGAACGGCTCAATGTGGCAGGTACGCAGCCGCACGTCCCCGCCGCAGTCGAGGTTCGCGTTTTTCGCCCCGCCCCAGATCACCGTGCCGTTCGTCTCCTCCAGGTCGTACTTCCAGATGTCGCCAAACCGGATCGGGAACTTCCCGCTGGTCTCCGACTTCTCAATCAGCGGCCAGTCGACGTGCAGCCGCCTTCCCGTCGCCTCGCAGTACGCGATGCCGCCCACGACCACCCGCAGGCGGCTCGCCAGTCCGCCGTTGACCTGCAAGTGAAAGGTGCTCACCTCGCCCTCCCTTCGTGGTTTAGCTCCGGCCGGATTGCGGCCACCGCCTCCCTTGAGTATTCACAGCCACAGCCCACGAACTCCGCGATCCTCCGGACAAAGATGCGAGGGGAGGCGCACGATACAACGTCCTCGTACCTGACCTGTAGTTTCGGCAAGGTCCGGAATGCCTTCTGTTCACGCAACGCGGTATCGCAGTCCCTCTCCAACCGCTCCGCCGTCTCGCAGTCCAACGAGTCGAAGCACCGCATGATGCTCCTGATCGATGCGTGAATATCGCGGCTCGTTACGATGAGCTTCACCGGCTTGCCGATCATGGCCACGATTTCGTCCAGCATATAACACATCCGCGGGTGCTTCAGTCCCCAGTGCTTGTGCGCCGCCTGCTTTCCTCTGAGGTACGCCTGCATTTCTTCCCGGTACGGGGCGAGCGACCATTCCCGTGGAGACTTCCAGTTGGGCATGGCCAGCATCAGCAGCCGGGAGAACTCAAGGTCCTGGTAGTTGCCCGCGGCGTTCCACCGGTCGGCCGGGGCCATTGCGTCGACCATCGTGACGCCCAGCTTGTGTAGGATGCCTGCAACCATGCTTGTGCCGCTACGGTGCCTTCCTGCCACGAGTACGATCATCCGCGTCCACCTTCCGCCGGCGGGTTCCAGGCGTCCTCGTAGCCGCCGCCGGACACTCCGCCCGGCCGGTGGCTCGGCCCATTGTATTTCGCTCCCCTTGCTAATGCGACTACTTGCGACGACGCCGAGCAGTTCGTGCCGATGACACGCTTACAATATCTTATCAGTACATACAGATCAGCGGCATGGGCTAGAGCCCCATCGCGGTCGTAGCGGTACGTCTTGCTCTGCTCAATCACCGCCGGGCCGAATATGTCGTGAATCATCATGCTCGTCACCGGATCGTCGGCCGACAGGTAAAAGGTGCACTGTGGATCGGAGAGCCGCAACTGCTCTAGTCGATGTCGGAACCAAGTCAGCCCGACCATGTCGCGGTGCTTCTCCGATGTCCTGATATGAACGCCCATGATAGGCGACGACAGCAGCGCCGAGGCCGCTGCGATGCGCTCGGCGAGTTTCGGCCGTAGGGTGAGCCTGAGGAAGTGCCTGACGAATTGCCCGTCTTGGATGAATTCACGAAACGGCTCCAGGTGGCACGTCTCCAGGCATGGCTCGTCTGGTGGAGCGGCTTGCAGAATTCTGAATGGCGCCTGCCAGATTTCAGAGAGGCCCAGCGGCATCTGCCCAGAGGATGAACCGCCCGGCGTCCAGTCCCAGAGCACTTCCAGCTCGCGGCCCTCGGCCTCTGCCTGAGCCATCGCCCCCACGATCACTCGGAGCCGGCTGCACATGCCGCTCGACGGTCGGACTCGCAAAACGTCGGCCATGCTACGCTCCCTCGAATTGACGGACAAGTTCGCAGATGCGTTTCACTTCCTGCCGGGTCACGCTGAGGTGGGACGGAAGGTAGATCAGTTCGTGGGCCAGCTTCGTCGCCACCGGAAAGAGCCGGTCTTCCGCTGCGTACGGTCCGTGCTGATGTACGGCTCGATAGAGCTTGCGGGCATCCACCCCGCAACGCTGCAACGCCTCGATCACGTCGCCGGGTCGCCGGGTGCGGTACGCCGCGCACCAAGCGTCGGTATTCCACGCGGGAATAGATGACAGCCCGTGGTAGACGTACCAATCCAGTATCCTCCTCCGCCGCTTCACGAGTTTCGGCAGCCGCCTCAACTGGGTCAGTCCCATCGCCGCCTGAATGTCCGTCATGCGGAAGTTCCCGCCGACGCGCCTGTGCCAGTTCGACGATCGCCAGTCCGCCCCGCCGTGGTCCCTGAAGGCGTCGAGCCTGTCGTACAGTTCGTCATCGTCCGTCACGACCATCCCTCCCTGCCCCGTAGTGATTAGCTTCTGCGGCGAGAAGCTGAACACTGCCATGTGACCGTGCGACCCGGCTTCCGGACAGCCCAGGGACTGGCAGGCGTCCTCGATGCACAAGCACTCCCTGGAATCGCACCACTGCCTCGCGGTCAAGGCGGAGCCCTGCCCGTTGTGCCCGACGAACATGACGACGCCGGGCAGGACGCTACGGCGGAAAGGCGACAGGTCAAGGCAGCCATCTTCTGCCACGTCGCACAGCTCGACGCCGTATCCGGCCAGCTTCGCCGCGTTGGCCCCGGCTAGGAACGTATAGGCCGGAAAGACCACGGTGCCACCCGACTTGAGGTTGCTCGCCCACAGCGATAGCAGTAGCCCCGTCGTGCCGGAGGTGACTGCCAGCGCGTGCTTGCGGCCGACCGCGTCGGCGAACTCCTGCTCAAACTGGCGGACCTTTTTGCCCGGCCCGATCCAGCCGGACCGTACCTGCCGGGCGACAGCCCACGCCTCGCGCCAGCCTACGTTCGGTTGAAACAGTCGGATCACGTCAATCCTCCAGTGTGATTAGCCGCTTGTTGTCCAGGCGTATCGGTTCGGCGGCCGGTGTAGGTTTCGGTGCGGGCTCCGGTGCGGCCGGAGGTTGGGGGTTGATTGGAGTCAGCATGCCCCCCGGAGGCTCGGCTCCCGTGCCCGTTACCATTACGTCGCTTAGGACTATCGTGACCTCGGTCTCTAAAACTCCCTCCATAACCCGATGAAATACATTCGCCTGTTCAACTATCCCGTAAGACACGAGCGTAGCCCCAGGTATGGTTACGGTCACGCGAGCACCAACCTCCCCCTCAAAGCATCCTGCGAGTATCACCGTCATGCGGTCATCGGAGATGTTAAAGCTCTTGATCTCCAGCCCCGGACCTTGGAGCGGCGAAACCCAGCCGAGTTTTCCGGTGCAAGCAATCGCCATTATCTTTCGTCCAGGAACCTCTTGTCAGCAGATTGGTTACCAGGCCCCTCCACGGGGCGCCCACGCTCTTTGCCCAGCAGCATCTGCACCACTGACTCAGGAAGAGGATATTGCTCCACGCATACGCCGCGTTCGATGAGGTACTCGACGCCGCCCTTGCCGAAGTCCTCGTCGAACGCCCCTATTACGACGCGGGCCACTCCTGCATCAGCCACCAGTTGACAGCAGGGTCGCTTCGGGACATCACACTTCAGGTTCGCCCGCTCCGCACAAGGGGCAAGCGTTGTGTACAAGGTACTGCCGCGACTACCATGCCCCGCGACTTGTAGAGCCGCGTCCTCGGCGTGGCACGTATCTATTAGTCCGCTGCCTTGATCTTTCCGCGTCGTCCGCACGCCGCTGGCAATCACCATGCCGTCTTTGACGATCAACGCGGCGATTGCTTTCCTGCGATTGGGATCACGGTTGCGGCGAGCTAAGTCCACGGCCTGCATCATAAAGCAGCCATCATCCGCCAAGTTGGTGGTCGGTATCATTAGCCCACTCCCCGCCGTCAACGTAAACTTTATCCCGATCCCTTCCGTGGTACGGGCCGGTTTTAATTTCATACACGAGTGTTTCTTCGCCAGCTTGGTATCCATGGCCGCCGGCCAGCGTGATCGTGCAGTCCCCGTCGTGCAAGTCCCTTGAGCATAGATACGAATCGTCCGTATCGTAGTATGCCACAGTGACCATTCCGCGAATCACAATCCATATTTCTTGCGTGTGATCTGTTTGGCGATCTTGCGGGAGGTGGCGGTGCGGCTGGAACGCTTTGCCGCAATCCATACTGATTGCGGCGCACATTAGCGTTTCTGCGGACGGTGAAAGCCTTGCCCGCTCTTCCTTTCCGAAGTCCTCTTTGCGGTGGATCAAGTGCAGCAGCTTGCCCGGCTCAGCCTTGGACCATATCCTTTCCATCGAAGACTCCTTCCCAGTGATCGACCATTTCCCGCAATGTTTGCTGGAAGCTGTACATCGGCTCCCAACCGAGGAACGTCTTTGCCTTGATGGCATCGCCACGCAGGACGGGCAGTTCCTCCGGCCGCACGTAGCGTTTGTCTCGTTCCACATACTCGCAACAATCCAGGCCAAGCATGCGAAATACCATTTCACAGACACACTGGACTGACCGTGTTGTCCCGCTGGCAATCAGCCAATCGGTCGGTTCCTGTGCACGGAGCATCGCCCACATCGCCCTCACGTAATCGCGGCTGTCGCCCCAATCCCTCTTACTATCCACATTGCCGAGCACGAGTGTATCTTTCAAGCCCCGCTTGATCTGCACGGCTGTCTTGACGATCTTCGCCTCCACGAAGGAACTGCCTCTCAGCGGGCCCGTGTGGTTGAACAAGATTCCGTTGACGGCGAACAGCCCGTAGGCCCGGCGGTAGTGGCGGGTGAGGTGGTAGCCAAAAACCTTCGCCGCGCCGTACGGACTCACCGGATCGAACGGCGTCGTGAGCCTCTGGTATCCGTCCGGGTCGACCGACCGGCCGAACATCTCGCTGCTCGCCGCGAAGTAGAATTTGGCCTTCGGCGCGAACTTCCGGTATGCCTCCAGGACGTGCAGTGTGCCTCCCGCGTTGACCTGCTCCGTGTAGACCGGCTTGTCGAATGAGACGCGAACATGGCTCATCGACGCGAGGTGGTAAATCTCGTCCGGCTCGAACCGCTGCACGGCGTCCACGATCGAGCCGTAGTCGGTCAGGTCAGCGTAGCACGTCTCCACCTGGTCAGCGATACCCAACTGCTTCAGCCGCCAGTCCTGGGTCTCGGCCACAGAATGCCGGCGGACCGTGCCGCAGACGCGGTAGCCCTTCGACAGCAGCAGCTTGGCCAGCCACGCGGCGTCTTGCCCGCCCGCCCCGGTTATCATCGCTGTCTTGCTCATTTCCCAAACTCGAATCCGAAGTGCTTAATCTCGGCCTTCCGCCACTCGGCTACGGCCCGCCTGCTTTCGTCGTCGTAGTATTCCCGGTAGTGCAGCCGCGGCGAGCGGCCCACGTGGGGCACCTCCGCCGCACGTATCTTCAGTATCCGGTGGGCGTCATCGGCAGCGTCTTGTAACCGTGGGAAGACATATACGCGATCCACCAGCAGCTTGCCGTCATTGTCGGTGATGAAGGCCATTTGGTCAACCGCGCTTATCCGCGTACTGCCGCCCCAGATTTTCAAGCTCAGCCCGCCCTCGGCGATCCAGCGGCGGAACACGGGGACCTCGCCGTGCAGATCGCCGGGGTCCCCGCGCCCGTGTGAGCAGAGCCACATCGAGACGTACTGGTCCCAGGGGTTCCGCACGACGGCGAACTTCCAGAGCGAGTCCCACACGTCTTCCGGTATCCGCCGTCTGTGCTCGGCAGCCGGGTAGTGCGAGCTGGGGCAGTTGAGCACCCGCAACAGGGCGCGGCCGCCGGTCCGGGGGATGTGGATGAACAGCCCGCTCCGCGTCTGTCCAGGGATCACGTTCCTCCACTTGAACGTCATGTGCTCTCGATCACAAAGGGCCGCCGCACTCCGGCTGAGCAATGCTCCGCTGCTTCGAGGGCCAGCGCGATGCGCTCCTCCGCTCGGCCGTGGGTGCTGAACAACGATCCCAGCGCGATCTCCCAGGCACAGCCGCAAGCCGCATAGTGATCGTGAAGCTGCGCCACCTGCATGTCGGCGTGGATAGTAAATAAGTGATTCCGCCAAGCAATCAGAAACTCCCCGGTCTCCTCCACGTTATTCAGTACCTTGGCGTACCCGCCCTTTTTGAGGATCGCCCGCATCTTCGGGACGAAGTGCCGGACCATGAATGTCAGGCTGTCGCCCCTCGGCCGGAGCGACCTCAGCGACAACCGGCCTTCGCCGAATTGAAGCAGTTGCGCCATCCGAATCGACCCGCAGCAACCGAGTAGGAACTGGCCGACACGGAAAACCTTGGGATCCGCTCGTAATTGCAGGTGCCAACCGCCAATGGCCGCCGAGTCGCAGCCCATCACCACGCGGCTGCTGGTTTTGATCGCGACGATAGCTGTCATGCTTTCCTCCACTGGTGGACCCAGTTATCCTCGCGCTTAACCAACGTCAGCCCAGCACGCTCCGCAACCCGTCGTATCTCCCGGCAGTATTGGTCCTGCCCGGACTGCTCGCCGAGCCTGTTCGCTGCGATCAGTACGGAACCGCCACACACGAGCCGCTTTTCCATCGCCTCGAAAGCGTCCAGCCAGGCCGAGCGAAGGTGGTAGTCGAACTGCCAGAACTGACGCTTTACGTCGTGGTGCGTATGGTGAGGCGGTCCGCCGACGAACTCCGCGTAGCACTGGGCCCATGACCCGCGGAACCCGAAGAACGCCACCTCCAGCTCGCACGAGTCGGCTTGCAGGTGCGTGACGAACTGCCTCCAGCCGCAGTACCGCACGTCGATCCCCTGCCGCTCGAGCATCAGCCTCGACAGTTGCAGGTAGCCATCCCCCATGCCGCCCGCCCCGCTCATCGCCTCCACGCCGAGCGTCTTCCAACCGAACTTGCGGCACCATTCCAGAAACTCGCCCGGGCCGGGGCCCACGTCCACAACCAGCCCCTCGCCGCTCTTCGTCAGCTCCGGGCAGTGGTAGCGGATGTAGGCCAGGTGCTCGGCCACCCTCGCCGTCCGCTCGTACTTCCGGCGAAGGTATTCGTCCCGCATCAGGCGGTCGAAGTCCTGCTGCCAGTCCTCTCGGGGCACGGGCCGTAGCGGTAGGTCGTTCCGTCGGTCGGTCACTCGTCCCTCCGGTTTCGGCTTGTCCGTCCGAATTAGTATGGGCGATTCCGTCACCACATCAACCAGCTCGTACCCCAACGGTCCCATCGTGAACATGAAGTCTCGCGGGTGCTTGCAGATCGGAACGTAGTTTATAGCCGGGCCCTCACTCCACTCGTCAGAACAGCAATCCTTCCCGCTCGTTGACAAGGGCTGCCTCCACGTTTTTCTTCGCCTGATTGTAGTAGGCTGCCTTGAGTTCGATCCCCACGCCCCTCCGGTTGTTCACTAACGCCCCGTAGACCTCGGACCCGATGCCCATGAACGGGGTGAGCACCGTCTCGCCGGGATTCGACCGTAATACCAACAGCCGGTCGATCACGTCAAGTTGCAAAGGGTGCACATGCCTTTCGTCGTCACCCTGCTTGCTCTCTTTGTACGGCAGCGTCCTCTCGATCCGTATGTCGTCCCAGAATGCCGAGGCATACTGCCGCCAGATCCAGTGGGAATAGCGGTTGTCGCGTTGCTTGCCCTCCCAGTTCCGGTACGATAAAAGCTCGTGCGGCACCTCTCGCTCGCCGGCGTACTCTTGCAAGCCGGTCGGGTGCTCTATCGGCACCGGGTTGTCGCCTTTCTTCCGGAACAGCAACAGGTGGTCAGCCGACGCTACATCGCACAGCGACGAATCCTCGACGACCTGCCGGTGGGCCAGCCCCCTTGCCATCGTCCGGTTGCGAACGCCGAGCGGTTCCTTCCACGCGAAATGACGAGCCCAGAACCACCAGCCGAGCTTCTCATGCAAGCGGATGATCTCACCGGGGAAATCGGCCAGCCCCCGCTCTCCCTTCCGTGGAATATCCATGCAGTGCACGGCACTGATCCGGCCGGGCATGGTCAGCCGGTGGACCTCGCGCACCACGAACTCGTAGTGTTCAAAGAACTCCGCGTGGGTCCGGCAGTTGGACAAGTCGCGTTCGGACGAGGAGTAGTGGTAAAGACAGCCGCCCCCGTCGGCCGCGAAAGGCGGAGAGTAGATCGACAGGTGGACCGACTCGTCAGGCAGGGTGGGTAGAACCTCCAAACAATCTGAATTGTAAATCGCGTAACGCTCGCCGATCACTTGGTCGATGACAGCCACGATGGCACCTCCTCTTGCTTGGGGAACTCCGTTGTCCTGTCAACGTGCATTGCCTCGTTCATGTGGGCCACCAGTGCATCGAACATCCGGTCGGCTTGCCTTGCCTTGCGTTGCAGGTTCCGTAGGACGGCCTGCTCGCCCTCCGTAGTGATGATTGAGACCGTGACCGGATGCTCCTGTCCGAAACGCCAGCAGCGACGGACGGACTGGTAGTGGGCCTCGAAGCTGTGAGATGGGAACGTGACGATGTTGTGGCAGTGCTGCCAGTTCAGCCCCCACGCTCCGATCTTCGGCTTGATGATAAGCTTCTGTAGCTCGCCCGACTGAAACGCCAGCAGCCTTTCCTCTTTTTGGTCGTCCGACATGGAGCCGCTGACCTGCAACGCCCCCGGTATCAGCCGCTCGATCAGATCGGCCTCTTTGTTCAGGTGGCACCAGACGACAGAAGCGGAGCCGTTGCCGGCAGCCAACTTCGCAGCCGCCTCACACCGTTCGGGCAAGGTGTGCCGCCGCTCTTCCCTCTGCTCTTCGAGCGTCTTCGCGGGAACGGCGAACAGCATGCCGGGGCGGGGACGACTGCACTCAATGACGTGCTCCACCTCGTTTAGCGGAGGCAGCTTGAACTTGCCGTCGTCGAATCCGAAGTCGGAAGGCTTCCGGCACGCCCTTGCCCACGAGCATACCCACCTCCAGAACGGCTGCTCCGCATGGCCGCGAAACCTATAGCTCTTCCGACCCCAGCCGAGATAATCCTTCTTCGTCTGTTCCTTGAAAAAGCGAGTAAGCATGTCCTGGAAGCCGAGGTAGCCTAGGGCCTCCGATGACGTGCCTAGCTCGAAGTAGTCGTTCGGCGCAGCCGTGGCTGTACACAGCAACCGGTAGGGAATCCGCCGCATGAATTCCGTGACCGTCGCCTTGGTCTTTCCATCGAAGTTCTTTAGGATCGAACTCTCGTCACACACGCAGCCTGCAAAATCAGAGGGGTCAAAGTAGTGCAACCTCTGGTAGTTGGTTATAACGATCCCGCCCCGGTGCTTGCCATCGGGCGACCGCTTGCATTCGATGCCGAACTTCTCGCCCTCGCGTTCCGTCTGGTGGGACACTGCGAGCGGCGTCAAGATCAGCACTGACCCGCCTGTTTTTCGGCGGATGTTTTCGGCCCAAACCAACTGCATTGGGGTCTTGCCAAGCCCAGTATCGGCATAGAGCCCCGCTCGCCCCTTACGTACAGTCCACTCCGTAAGCATCTTCTGGAAGTCGACGAGGAAGTCTGGCAGGAAGATGGGGGCGAATCCGGAGTCCTCCCCGCCCTGGCTCTTGTTGTCAAGGAATGCCTGATAGTCACTCACCATGATGCTCAATTATACCTGGGGATGAGCCCAATCTAATAGCGGGATTTTCGCCCCGTAACCCTATACCTCGTAAACAGTTAAGTGCTCAGTATTTTAGAAATACCCCTAGCCGTTGTCCATATAGCTGAACGGCTCGACGGCCCCAGCCCCCTCGTTTACGATCCGACCGAACAGCCGGTAGAACCACGGGGCCCGCTCGCCCCAGTCCCATGACTGCAACGCAGCGACGCCGGCCTTCGACAGCTCCGCCCGCCGAGCCCGCGCCTCAAACAGCTTATCCAGGAACGACACCGGGTTGCGGTCCGCCAGCAGGCAGTTCTCGCCGTCCACGCCCCACTCCAGCACGTTGCCCGTCCGCGTCGTCACGGCCACGCACCCGCAGGCCACCGCCTCCGTGACCAGATTCGGCGTGCCCTCGTACCCGGCCTCGCTCGCGCACAAGACGTACGCCCCGGAATTGTACCACTCGACAAGCCCCGGCGTGTCCATCGGCGGGTCGCCGGCCGGCAGCTCACGGAAGTCAAACGTGAAGCCGTGCTCGCCGAGCAGTTTCGCCAAGGGCTGCAAGACCTCGCGCAGCCCCTTCCAGTGCTTGCTCGCCCGGCCGTACCAGAGGCACTTGTCGGCCCGCTCTTGAATCGGCCGGACGACCTTGAACGTCTCCAGGTCCACGCCGTTTGATATGCAGCACCGCCGGGGATACTCGCCCCACGACTCGTATGTCGCTTGGCTGTTGCAGATCACGAAGTCGGCCGCGTCGTAGACCCGTTGCCACATGCCCCGGCGGCGCATCGGGCCGGCGTTGAACGAGACGACAAGCGGGCAAGTCCATCCGTGAATCATCCGGTGTCGGATAGGTACGATGCTGGCGTAATCAAGTAAAAGGGTGATGTCTGCGGGACTGCCCATGTCTGGCCATGAAGTGCCGAGCCGGGCCACTGTGACTTGCCAGCCCTCCGGCGAATGCTTCCGCAAAGCCTCCGCCCGTCTGCAATATGCCCAGCCGTCGCGGTCGTATAGGATCAGCAGCTTCATCCGGTGGCTCCATCGTTGGGGCTCATGCCGAGTATCTTCCACGCCCGCCGCCGGGCCTCGATCGTCAAAGGGTAGTGGTCCTCTCGCCGGTACAGGGCCACGTCATCGTCGCGCGCCAAGGGCAACTCTTCCGCGTCCGCCTTGAGCACGTTGTGGTGCCGGTTCAGCAGCATCGTGAACAGCCGGTCCGCTTTGCGGTGGAGTATCTCGTCGTGGCCGTGGACATCGATGTACTTCGCCAGCGTCGGCTCGACCAGCCGCTTGTCGAAGCAGGCTCCCCAACCAAGTAGAATCTCGTGGCAAGTTCGCCAGCGGTTGTTCTTGTCTGCGTTGTAGTGTCCCGGCGTCAGGCCTGCCGTGACGACCTCGGGGTGCGACAGGTGCTCGTCCAGGATCGCCCTCCAATTTTTAACAAGACAGTCATCGTCGACCGTTAGTATTATGTTATGCTGGCAGAACCGCAGCGCCAGGAACCGGGCGTAGACGAACTTGTTCTCGCCCCACGCGAGCATCGTGCACTTCCCGCCCATCGGCAGCTTCGGCTGCTCGTGCGGCCCGTTGTGCCAGACCACCACCTCGTCAACGAAGTCCAGGGCGACAAGCTCCCCGACGATCCGCTCGACGTTCCGGGGCCGCCGGTAGCTCAGCACCACAGCGGAGGCTTTGTAGATTCCGTCCATGCCCCCATTATACCGTGATCCGCCCGTGGGCTAACAGCGCGGCGTCCTCGACGAAATCCCCTTCGTGCCTAGCGGGAATCCACGGCCGGACGATCGGCCTGTGCCCCTTCCGCGACAGCGAAGATTCCCGGCCGACGTGCCGGATCAGGCTCGGCTTGTGTTGCCAAAACCGTAGCCCGGCCTGCTCGCAGAACACGCCGAGCCAGGTGTCCGTCATCCGGCCGTTGCCCCGGTGGGGAGGGTCGTCCAAGAGCCTCCGGGCGACCTCCGGCCTCATCACGACCCCGCAGGCCCCGTAGGGGTTGGCGTCCGGGTCGAGGGCAGACCAGCCGAGCGGCCGCCCCTCCGCCTGCGCCTCCGACAGGTAGAGCGACACCACCCCCGCGTCCGGGGGCCACGGCTCTGCGTCCAGCCACGCCCGCAGGTTCCGGGCCGCGAGCACATCATCCTGAAAGATGGCCAGGCTCGCTCCCTGCGGGCCGGTTGCCAAGAGGCTGCCGAGAGCCGTTTGGAAGGCAAACCACGGCTCCAGGCGGCGCTGGGCGGCGACAAAGCGGCAGTCCGGGGGTGCGGGCGTGCCGGGCTCGGCGAACACTACGGGATCGGGCCAGCCGGCGGCCCGGAGGCTCGCCACGGTGGCCGGCAGGTAGTCCACGGGCCGGGGCGATGCGGTGATGCCGACTTGGATCATCGAACTGACTCTCTGGCGGATTTCGGGGGTATCTGCGGTGCCAATTGGGTATAATGGCTAAGCGGGGCTGAACTCAAGGGAGCAAAACGATGAGGGCCAGAACAAAGCAGAGTGGTTTCACGCTGGTCGAGTTGCTGGTAGCGATTTCTATCATCGTGGTCCTGTTGGCGGTCGGTGCCCGGATGATAGACTTCTCGATGGAAGAGCGGCGAACTCGCGAGGCGGCCCGGCAAGTCAACATTTATTTCTCCTCGGCCCGGAACCGGGCAATGGAGACCGGGCGGCCCTGCGGCGTGATGATCCGGCGGATGGACGGCCTGCCGCAGTGCGCCGCGGTGCTCCAACAGGTCGAAGTGCCGCCCCCGTACGCTGGCGAGACGCTCGATGCGGCTGCGCAATTGCGGGTGGATTCCCTATCTGGCGGTATGGCAACCGTGCTCGCACAACTCACCTCACCAATCAATATCAGCCTAGTCAGCCAAGGGGATCTTGTACAGTTCAACTATCAGGGGCCGATGTATGAAATCGTACAGCGCACCGCCGATTCATTGACGCTTCAAATCGATCTGTCTCAGGGGCAGAGGTTGCCTTGGCCTAAGGCCCCAGCGCAATCCGCGCCGGTGGCCTATCAGATCACCCGGCAGCCCAGCAAGTCGGCTGTTAGTTCCCTCCAATTGCCCGCCCGCACAATCATCGATCTGGAATTCTCGGGGACTGATTCGCATTCCATCGGCGCGCAAACGAATTCGCGCGTCTACATCATGTTTTCGCCCAATGGATCGTTGGAGCGCGTCTACCATGATGGTCACGTCCACTCAGGGGCCGAACCGATCTTTCTGCTGGTCGGCAAGCAGGAGCGGGTCCCGGCCGGCACGGCCGAGGACAGCTTGACCAACTGGCAGGACCTGAAAAATCTCTGGGTGACGTTGAACCCGCAGACGGGGCTGATCACCACGATGGAAGTAGCCAAGGGCAACAACTATCTTGAGTCCCGAAAGATTGCCAGGGAAGGCCAAAGCATGGGAGGACGGTAAGGGCGACGGGCTGAACCACCACGACAATATCCACAACCACTCCATGAGCCAAAAATAGGGGATTACAAACGTGGATCATGGGACCGGCTCCGCCTTCGACGACGTGAACGCTCATCACCACCTCCCATCTGGGCAACTCTCCGTTACCATCTTGATCTTGTTCACCAGAGCGAAGCGGCTCTCGGACACGCCGCAGCGGCACAGTTTACAGCGTCCACCGTCGAATATCTTTCCTGCGCGGTAGTGCTCACACGGTTTCTGGCAACCGCCAGTGCCACAACCACCTCCGCAAATCCGAAAGCATATTGCGGTTTCCTCTTCCGTTCGCACCGGATAACCGGCTGCCCGCCAACGCGCGAGCGCTTGGGCGTAGTGCTCTACATCTTTCCATTCAATCCCTAGTTTCTCGGCTGCCGGGCGAAGATTCGGAGCCTTCGGGCAGTTGCGGCGGGGCGGCTTGTCGGCTTTCAGTTTGTAAACCCACTTGCATTGCGGGCATTGCCAGAGGCCGTCGGTGTTGAGTTGGAAGGGGCAGTCCATTACAAAGCTGTTAGGTCGGCAGTTGAGCCAACACCAGCGCACTCAGTTTGACTACGTGAGGAATATAACAATTGAAAACTACTGCAATCTATGGGCGGACTGATTACCTTATTCCACACCATAATTCCCACGCCGCCAAACGATAAACCCAACGTGGTTTTGTTTACTGGTGCCCCAATATCCAGAGTATAATTGTCGTTGAGCGGCCCGCCGCAAGCTGCCGAATCAAAATCGTATGTCCAGCGACAATTACCCACCCCGCTCTGCGTCAATATAAACTGTCCATCATACGTCTCATCGCAAAGGGCACAATCTTCATCCGCGACACCGCTTACATCGAGTTGATACTGCAAAGGCGTCGTGCCCGAACAATGCGTACAGGGTTCCCCACCGCAGCAACCACACGGATACCACGGTGCAAAAGTCATCATCGGAATCTTCGGCACCAACCGGCCAATGAACGGCGGCACGTACAGCCCGCTCTGGAGTTTTGCCCAGTGGCGAGGCATCACGGGCACTCCACCATTCTAATCCAGTATTTGTCGTTGCCCGGATCGTAGACGGCCTGACCCTTGTCGTTGTTGTCCCCCTCGTAAATGTAATCGCTGCTGGCCGGTTCGTTGTAAACCGTCGTGACTGCCGTATCGGGCTGGTAGCCATCGACGTAGGTCACATTGTCGCAAGCAACACTTGCGTCAGTAGTCGCCAAGGCTGCGTTCAAAATGAACTTGATCCACCGCGCCTGGTGCTCAAGCTCGACGATCTCGAACTGGGCGCTGTCCGGCAACCACTTCGCGTACCCCCTTGCCCCGCCCTGCCCGGTAGGCTTGTCGTTCTGGTTGAACTTGCTGAACGGGTCGTAGACCTCGAACGTCACATCGTCGTCAACTGAGTACGTGCCGCCAGAAAGGATCAGCACCTTAGCCGTCGCGTTGCTGCCGAATATCAAATTCTCAGTCAACTCGAACGGCCAAGTTGTCTGCGGCTCAGGAGCAACCACTTCCCACCGCCCGCTCTGCTTGCTCCAAATGGCGTATACGATCATACCGGACCGCCAGGCCGGAAGCCCGACGTAATTGTCGCCGGAATCCCGCAATGCGAGCAGGTAGTACAGCGTGGCCGTCCGCGACGTCTGCCCCAAGTAGTCGGTGTTGGGTGTGTCCAGGTAGACAGCCTGCGCGTCCTCGGTATAGGGCGGCTGCAAGGAGAAGGCAGGGTACGTCAACCCGTTCTGGAGCAGGAAGGGGATCGTCTTGCTCGCGCGGGGCGAGGCGATCCGCACGCCGGTCATGCTGACGCCTACGGTGGTATCGCCGGCTCCGCGGACCTTGCCCGCCAGCTCGGCCCGCCGCTGCATGTCGTTCAGCCGGCGGTGAGTGATGAAGTCGCCCTGTTCCCACGGCGTCAGCGGGCCCACGTCACTCTCCCCGGAACAGGTTGGTGAAGTTCGCCAGCGGGTACACCTCGTCCGTAGCCGCCGCCGGGTTCCAGAGCTTCTGCCAGGGCGGGTCGGCGTTCGGATGCCAGAAGTGGTTCCAGCCGTAGATCGTACCGCCCACGTCGTCCGGCGTCAGGTCGATGTACTTCTCGATCACCGTCAGCGAGAGGTTCCAGAATTCGCCCCCCTCGAACGTCCAGTCGCGGCTGGCCGAGTAGCCGGCGAACAGCAGCGTCTCGGCCTTCGCCTCGTTGTACGGCGTGTTGGCCCGGTTGACCGACCCCATATACTTACGCAGGTTCGTCCAGGGCGGGTCGAGGACGTAGTACCACGTCCACTCGTGCGTGATCGTCGGGATGATGATGCCCGCGTCGATGTCCTCGCCCACCGGGTCACCCGCCGCATTCTGCCAGGTGAACCCGTGCCCCGGCAGCGTCATCATCTCGGCCGTCGCCGTGCGGGTGTGCGACAGGTATGTACCTGTCGGCACCTCCGGCTCGAACTGGCCGGCCATCAGGTCAACGGACACCAGCCTGCCGCGGTACGTGACCGTCGCGTCAAGCAATGCGTACTCCGTACCGGCGACGGCCGGCGGGTTCTCCGGATCGCCCGCCTCGAAGCTCAGCCCCTCCGCTCTCAGCCAGTTGTACTGCGGGTGCCGGGCCCGGTTGCCCACCGTATAGCCGAGCCCGGCCAGGAACTCCACGGAGAATAGCTCCACGCACAGCGCCTCCAAGTCCGCCCCAGCGATCTCCAACACGCGGGTCGCCGTCGCCCCGTCCATGCCCAAGGTCAGCGACCGCTTCTTCTCAGTGAATGACACTGCCATTAGCCAGCCCTCCCCACGAGTCCCTTTTTCAACTGTTCGTCGATCGACACCAGCCGCTTCTCCTGGATCTCCCGCTGCTTCTTCAGTACCTCCAATTGCTTCTCGGCCACGTTGATGGCCTTCTTGTCCTGTATGCGCGTCTGGATCGACTTGGCGAAGTCCGCGATGGCCGTGAACTCCGGCGTGCGTCGGGCCGCTTTCGCCCGGCCCTCGGCTTCCTCGATCCGTCCGCCGATGCCGCGTAGCCCCATCATGGTTCCTAGCCGCTCTTTGCCGAGCCACAACATCCCACCGGCCTTCGCCATGAAAGCATCGAACTGCTTTCGCTGGGCGGCCTCCAGCTTTGCTTCGCGGGCTACGTCCAGGCCCATCTCCTGCTCGGCCACCGTTTGCATTAGCTTGGCAAACTTCGTGTCCTTAGTTCGGGGACCTAGTGATTCCACGAGCTGCCGTTGCATCTCTCTTCCTTGGGCCTCGGCTGCCCCGGCCCGCGCCTCGGCCAAAGCCGCTTCCGCTGCCCGAACTCGAACTGAGGCGTCCCTGAGTTCATCTTTCAGGGCACGCTCTTCCCCTCGCCACTTTGCGCCCCTCGCGAAGAATCCCTCGGCTGCCTTTCTTTTCTCAAATTGCTCCAAGTCTTTCCGCCGCTGGGACACTACTTTCTGCGATGCCTTAACTCGCTCCTCTTGGGCTTTAACCTCATCGAACCATTGGTCTGCGGCCGCTTCCCCGCCCTTGGTCTCCGTCGTCTGCATCTTGTGCAGATCTTTTGTCGCGGCAACCTGCTTTGCCTGCTCCTCCCTCATTTCCTTGAATCGGTTGCGCAGCCCCGTCATGTTCGTGAGCTGCTCGTACAGGACCTCATTGAAATCCTTCCCTGACGCGGCCGCAGACGCCGCCGCCATTGCGTACATGCCGAGCATCCCCGCGATCGCTGTCAGGCCCAGCGCCAAGGCGCCCCCCGCTGCCGTCAGCCCCATCAATGCCGACATGGCCCCGAGGATTTTCGGCATAATCAGGAGCAGTATCCCGTACTGGACGATCACCTTGGCGATGCCGAGGGCGTGCGACACGGCGCCCTCGCCGCTCTCGGCCAACACGCTCGTCCACTTCGTGATCCGGTTGACCAGCTTCCGCAGCGGCGGCAGAAGCTGCTCGCCGATCGTGATCGCCAGCCCCTCGGCCGCCGACTTCAGTATCGTCAGACGCCCCTGGAACGTGTTCAGTTGTATGTCCGCAATCCGCTTGGCTGTGCCGCCCGCGTCCTGGAGCCGCCTCTCCATCTCGCGGATCGCGTCGCCCCCCTCGCTCATCATCGCGCTGAACGCCGCCATCGCGCGGGTCCCGGCCAACGCGGCTATGATCGCCTGCTGCTCCGTCAGCGTGTACTTCTGGAGGCCCGCCTTGACCTCGTTGACGACCTGCCCGAGGTGCTTCATCTTCCCCGACTCGTCGGCGATCTCGACACCGAGCAGCTTGAGCGCCTTCTTCACCTCGCTCGGCTGGGCCTGGAGCCGGATCAGCATGTTGCGCAGCGCCATGCCGGCCGACGCGCCCTGGATGCCCGCGTTGCTCATCACCTGGATCGTGGCGACCAGCTCTTCGATCTTCTTGCCGGACGCTTTGCCGACCGGCCCGACGTGCCTCATGGCCTCGCCGAGCTGCACCAGGTCCGTGTTGCTGGTGGTGAACGCCTTGGCCAGCACGTCCACCGTATGGGTCAGCTCGCTCGCGCTCAGCTTCATGCCGGCCATAATCTTGGCGGCGATGTCCGCAGCCTGAGCCACGTCCAACTGCCCGGCCGCGGCCAGGTCGAGCGTCGGCTTCATAGACGCGAGGATCTTGTCGGACTTGAAGCCGGCTAGAGCGAAGAAGCCCATGGCCTCCGCCGACTGCCGGGCCGAGAACACCGTCGTGCGGCCCAGGTCCTTCGCCTTCTGCTTCAGCGCGTCGAACTCGGCTCCCGTCGCGCTGGTCAAGGCAGCGACGCGGGCCATGCCCTGCTCGAAGCCAGCGGCTGCTTTGACTGCGACCGCGGCCATGCCGCCGGCTAGCAACAGCCCCATCCTGGCCTTCGCGGCGACCGCCTCCATGCGCCTGATGCCCATCTGGAACGACGCCTGGACCCTCTTCAGCCCGGCGTCGAACGAGCCGGTCCTCAGGCCGATCAGGGCGAACGCCTCTCCTAGCTTCAGGGCCATATCAGGTCAATCCTCGCAGTCTGTGGCTCTCTTGGATTCGGGCGGACGCCGCCGCCGACTCTTCGGCCGAGACGCGGAACGTGCCCGGCCCCAGGTCCGACTCCGGGGCCATGTACGTCCGAATCTGGTACGTGGTCATCTTGCCCACCTGCTGCGGCGTGAAGCCGTACTCCCGGGCCAGGGTCCGGCAGATTCGCCGCCAAGGCATCGGCACATACTTGTCGTCCGGCCCGCTTTCTACAGCGGGCCAGTCGAGTTTCCCAATTCGTCCTCGCCGGAAGGCTTGTTCATCTTCTCTTGTATGCGCTCAAGCACGTCTCCAGCGACCTCTTTAGCATTGCCGCCTTCGGCCGCGTCAATGGCCAACTGAACCTCGGCGTCGTACAGCTCGCCGATCTCGTCCAGCGTCGGCGAAGGCTGGTTGCAGTCTTTCGACTGGAGCCACAGTATGTAGACCGTGCCCTCGACCGTGGCCAGCCACTCGGCCAGCTCGAAACGCGCTACCGACTTAATCCTGCACGCCTCCTGCATAGCCAGGCGCATCAGCTCGGACTGTAGGGCGGGGCTGCCTGCGAACAGCTCCACGTTGTCCCTCGCCACCTGGAGCGGGTTCGGGCGCAGGGAGAGTATGTGCTGTTCCACCTCCCCCCGCATCTCCGCCACCTGGGGGTTGATGCGCAGCTTCCTTCCGCCGATCGTCTCCTCGATCGGCGCCGCGAACATGCGGCTTGCACCGTCCATCGTAATGTCCTCCGGTTGTTTACTCCGTCGGCGGCGTGATCGCGCCGCTGCTCTGGAAGTTGGCCGACCACGAGACCTTCTCGCCCGTATCGCCCTCGACCTCGAACGACAGGCTCGTGATCTGGGCAGTCAGCGTGTAGCTTCGAGCCTCGCCTCCCGCCGCAGTTGAGAGGTACAGCACCAGCGTCACGGACGAGCCGGCCGTGATATCCTGCTCGACCGGGTTGGCCAAGTCGTAGGGCCCCTCGATCGTGCCCGTTGCGGACCTCTGACCGACGTTGCCGGTCTTATCTCCGCCGCCGCCGAACGTGCCGAACTGGCTCGCGTCGACGACTATCTCCATGGTCCAATGATTGCACTCCGTGAACGTGCTGGAGCCCACGTCCACCTGGCCGTACTTGCCTGATACGGTGGCCATATCTCTTCCTCCAAAGTCAAAGGGACGCGGGCGCCTTTACGCGACGCCCATCAGAATAATGTCGTAGTCGATGTCGTCCCCCGACGCCGCCGACCCGTCCCACGTGACCTGGAGGATGTCACTCGCCCCGGGGCTCACCCGCCAGCCTTCCTCCGGACAGGTCATCAGCAGCACGCCGCCGCTGCGGACCCTCGCCTCCGCGGCCTGGTTGTCGTTCAACCACGCCGCCCATGCGTTGCTCGCCGCCCCGCCAACCAGGATGTCCTGCCCCGCCGTCTGCACCCAGGTTGACCCGCTCCGCACGCCCTTGTTGAATACGAACAGCACCTTGATCTTGGTGAACGTCAGCACGTTGCCGAACACGTCGGTCAGCCCGCCCGCTAGGTCCAGAGAGTCAGTGCCGCTTGACTGCGACAGCCGCCGCCGGTCGTGCCACATCCGGTTGACCTGGTCGCTGCCCGTCCCGTTGGTCAGCGACTTCAGCAGGCTTAGCTGATCGCGGTCCTTTGGCGTGCTCAGGTCAAGCGTGTCCTCGTAGGTCCACTCAACCCGCGTCCGCACTCTTCCTGTCAGGCTTCTCGTCATATCTCACCTCGGTTTCTGGTACTCCGCCGTGTACTCCAGGACCTCTTCCCAAAGGTTCTCCTCGACCTGCGACGACCGGCGGGCAGTCAGGTCCAGCCGGATCACCGTCAGGCCCGTCACGGTCAGGCTTGTCTCGCAGTCCTTGAACGCCGCCTCGATCAGGTCGCCGTGCGCCTCGACCAGCTCCTGAGTCCGGTCGACCGCGTGGAACTCGAACGACTCCTCGTGGTAGTTGCTGCCGAAGCTGCCCGATTGCTTGGTCTCCTCGGCCGGCACGATCACGCAGAACGGGTAGGTCTCGCTGTCCGGCCCCTCGCCCATGTAGAGCGTGGTGAACGGCGATGCCACCAGCGTCCCCTCCGCGTCGAACTTCGTCTTGATCTGCGCGAAGAAGCTCGCCATATCATATCCCTAGCTTCACCTGACCGTGCATCGCCTTCTTCATCTCCCCGAAGATCAGCGACTTGATCTTGGCCTTCTCTTTCTTCACCGTAGCCCAGAGGTACGGCCTCGGCTTCACGCCCGGGTGCGACACCCGCTTGCGGAATATCCAACCCCAGCCGCCCGGCGTTTCTCCCCCGAACACAAGCACTTTCTTCCGCCTAGCCCGTATTCCATGCGGCTTCGTTCCCCTTTCTAAACCAGCTCCGTACTTAAGCGTCGTCCCCACGCTGCCGAGCATCCGCTTCCTATCCGTGCTCTGGAATATCGACTGCCGCAGCTTACCCGTGATCGCCCGGGGCGGCTGGCCCGCCTTGCTGTGTTGGTATCGCCGCGGCTTTGTTTTCCGCTTCCTGCTCGGACTCTTCGCCCCCCCGCCACCGACCATCGCCGGCTTGCTGATCGCCACCTTCACCTTTCGCTGCACGTAGGCCGTTGCCCGGCGGAGGCCCTTGAACCCAGCCGCCTTCACCTTGGCGCTGACCTGCTTGCCGTACCACCTTATCGTCGCCTTCTTCGCCACGTCACTGCTCCTGCCCGGTCTCCAGGACCTCTAGTTTCCAAAGCCTGTCCTGCTCGTCGGTATTAGTCGGCGTGGCCTGCACGTCGAAGTTGCGGCTGTTGTACACAATCCTGGTTTCCCTTACGACATTTGGGTCAGTCGGAGAATACATAATGTGGCTGATTTCCGTGTCCCGCTGCAATGCGATCATCCGCTCGTAAGACGAGGCCGGCTGTATCCTCACGCGGAACGGCGTGCCCGCCGTCGGGTAGGTGAACGACGCGCTCCCGGCCCCGCCCTCGCTTCTTACGCGGGGGTACGGCGTCACCAGCTTGTCGCAAAGGCTCTGAATGCTCATGCCTACAAAAACTTGCCAAAAGAGACAAAAGGCCCGAGTAGCTTCCTCGCCTGCCTTGGCATCTGGGCGGCCCGCTCCACCGCGTAAGTCACCGCGTAGTCCCCCAGCCGCTCCGCCTTGATCGTCCCCGCGCTCTCGCCCCGCTGTCCGAAGGCGTGCTGGATCGACAGCAGGCACGCCAGCTTGATGTCCGCCGCAATACCCGTCGAAAGCTCCGCCTGCGTGTAGCCGCCCACGTAGACCACCTTCACCGTGCCGTTCTTCGCCGGCCAGTAACCTCCGGTCCGGTGAATGATCCCGCCCATAGACAACCCCGCTGGCTCGTACTGCACATAGAAGTCGGAGCCGCTTGTCAGCTCAGTCGATGCAGTGAAGTCGCTGCTTCCCTGGCCCGCGTAGGCGCTCGTATCCTCATAGAGGTTCGTGATGCTCCGTAACGGGATCTCCGGCACCAGCAGCATCGCCGCCTCGGCCACCCCACCGATCGTCGCCCCCACCGCCTTGCCGCCCTGCACGTCGTAGTACCGCACGGCCGGGTCGACGTTCCCGCCCCGCCTGTCCCTCGGCAGGAAGTGCGTGTGCGTGGCCTGCTCGATCGAGTAGCCGACGAACCGCTTGACCGACTGCTCGACCATCGGGGAGAGCAGGTTGATTAAGCCATCTTCCTGGTCCGTTACCGAACCCCCTTTGCCGAGAAACGCCAGGATTTCAGCTCTCGCACAGATCATCAGGTCTTCCCCACGTCGCCGTCTTGCAGCGGCCCCAGAACGTGAATGACACCGATCTCCGCCGCCTTGATCGCATCCGCCGGGCTCGTCTCTGAATCATCGACAACGAGCACCTCGCAGTCATAAGCCCCCCGCATCCCGTTCGTGTCCCCCTGTGCCAGCCTCACCGTCACTGAGGCGTGCGTCGCCGAACCGTCGCCTAGCTGGTCTACCGTCACGCTCGACCCGTTCGCCGACGCGGCTGCCGAGTCCAGGTCAAGCTCCACCGTTCCCACCCGACCGACCTTCACCCGCACCACGTCGCCCGACTGGAGTTGCAAATAATCCCCACTGTTCGTCTTCAGCGTGACCGTGAAGTCAACCGTTCGATTGGCGTATGCTTTGACCTCGAAACTCATTTCAAGATTCCCTCGCTGCCACGCTCACCGCCCCCACGCCCGCTTGGCTCCACTCGCTCTCGCCCGGCTCGCCTGACTTCGCGGCTACCGCCACGTTGCCGACCCCCGCCTGACTCCA